TCTAACGCCCGAGTCACTCAGCAAACTGTTCAGACTATCGCTCAAGGCGTTTCTAACGCCCGAGTCACTCAGCAAACTGTTCAGACTATCGCTCAAGGCGTTTCTAACGCCCGAGTCACTCAGCAAACTGTTCAGATCATCGTTCTTGTCGCTGATATTATCGGAAGCGCTGGAATTCCAAGTGGTGAGGTTTTTGGGGCAGGGGGAGCATTAATTGCTGAAGGAACCCCTTTAGATATTACGGGTATCTCTGGTATTGTCTCCGGAGAAATTTTCAGCGTCGGGTACGTTTCAAATGATCAGGAAATTGTAAGTTTCGCCGGAATCGTCTCCGGCGAAGCCTTCGGAATCGGAGATTTCATAACGCTTCTTGAAGGTGTCAATGGAATCGTATCCGAAGAAACTTTCGGAATCGGAGATATTACCGGGCCGGTAATTGGCGTCGCTGGAATCGCTTCGCATCTTGCGTTCGGGATTACCGGAGGAAACGTTTCATCGGATACCCTTACAAGCGAAACGGGTATTCCTTCGGAGGAAGCTTTTGGAGCCGGTGGAACACTTGGGTCTATCGGCGGACCGCTCACAGGTTTCGAAGGAATTATCTCCGGAGAGACATTTGAAATCGGAATTATCGCCGGACCGATTTCGGGAAATACCGGAATTACCTCTGAAGAGACTTTTGGATTTAGTGGTTCGGTTTCTTATAGGATCATTGGAGTATGGGGAACGGGTATCGAATCGGCGGAATTCTTTCCGACGACGGGACGCCTGTTCCGGGGTATTGGTGGAACGTTCGGAATCTTCTCCGGAGAAGCTTTCGGAACGACTGGGACGGTTCTTTCACTTGACACCGATGAATCAAATTTCTCTATTTTTATCGGTGGACAGATTCGAACAGTTTATCTAAAAGCCGGATCTATCCGGGGTGACCGCCAATTGAACTTTCAAGGGGCGGTATCATTTGAACTTGTAGATGAAAGCGGAACATATACTCCTCAGATCGGGGAGGAAGTTTTAATTTATCATTACGACGAAAGTATTCCTCCGGAGAGAGTAGGTTCAAATAAATGGTCCCGATGCTTCGCCGGGACAATTGATTCAATAGAGCTACAGAAGACCTATGTTTCTGATTTGCCGAAATTTTACCGCATCAACTGTTCTGACTATGGGAAAGCTCTTTCGCGCCGGATTATTAATGAGAAGTATCCCCAAGTAAATTTCGGAACCTTAAAATCAATCATGAATGATCTCTCCGCAAAATTCCTTCTCGCCGAGGGAATTCAGTATGTGCATAGAGGTGATCCGGGCGTTACGATTCCAGATATTGAATTTTCGTATACTCCTTTGAGTGAAGCAATTGATCGAATCGCTGAACTCGTTGGATGGGAGCGGGCGCTCGACTGGTATAAGAATCTCTATATTTACGACCGACCGGCTCAGATTATGTCCGCGCCATTCGATATTACGGAGGAGACCGCCGCGCCGAATGGTTTTCTATGGTCGAACCTGCGCATTTCTAAAAACCGGGGACTTTACCGGAACCGGCAATTCATGAAAACTTCGTTTTCGCAAACATCGCGGACGATCACTAAGACTTATATCTGTCCAATTCTTTATTCGCCGGGCGGGGTATATTGGGAACTTCACCAGTATATTCAAGGTGATCCAACTTCCGCTCGCGCCGCTTTCCTTATCGATTATTCGCTTTCTAATAAGGTTTCCCGCGTCCTTTCAATGAAGCTCAATGGAATTGTTCAGGAATTCTATACGGGCGTCGGTGGAAGCTTTGGAGCGGAAGTTTTTAATACGCCTCCGGCAGTCTGGAGGTGGAAGCATATCTGGGGATGGGATGCTCAATTTATCTATAATGTGACTGGATATCCTTACACGGTTTATCCGAAGGCCGGAGACGTACTCGAAATTACATACGAAATTCTGAACGATCTTCCGGCTCCCGTTGTCGAAGAGAATGTATCGGAGATAGTTGCCCGGAGAGCCATCGAAGGCGGGACTGGGTACTATGATGCGGTTGAAGAATTACATGATATCAATGACCGCGATCTCGTTATTGAATACGCTAGAAGCCTTCTCGCTAAATTCGGCGTTATGGGACTTGAAGTCGATATCGAGACCTATCGCTTCGGTCTTGAACCGGGGCAGGAAATTACTGTTAATTTGCCCAGTTACGGATTGAACTCTCAGGTTATGACTATCGAAAGTGTCAGTTTTCAGGAGGAATATAAGCGCTTATTCCGGAACTCTGTTAAGGTCTCAAATCAAATTCAACAAAGAGACGCTCTGACAGCATTTCATCGTCTTGTTAAACGGCTTCGTAAACCGGGGAAACAGACTGTTGGTATAGTTACCTGGGATCTTGCAATGACTTATCCGGGAATTATGAATCCCGGTTTATCGACTGGAAACTCTCTCGGAAATGCGGTTTTCCTCCGCCGCGATACAACCCTCGATAATGTACTTGTCTACTTCAAGACAGCTCCGACCGGAGCCGCAATCCGAATTAGGATCAAGGCAAACGGAATTTCAATCTTCCCATCACCGGGTTATATTGAATATCCTATTGCGCAGACGACCGCAATAACGTTTGTGCAATTTATGAATGCGCCTCTAACTCTCACTAAGGGAACGAAGCTTGAAATCGACATTCTTCAGGCCGGTTCCGAGCAACCCGGTAAAGACGGAACTGTTCATCTAATGGGATGGACATAAACATGGCGATCACGGGAATCGATGGGTATGACTCAAACCGCTACCATACAGAACGGTATATCTTCGCAAACGGAATCAATCAAGGCGCGTTCTACGATGGGCCGTTTACTTTTGATGCCCGCTATCCTTACGACCGCGCCCTTGGCGTCTTCAATAGTGGTTTTACCGGGCGTTACTGGGAGATAGGTCCGGACGCTGCCTCCCAGATTTGGAGCGTCCATACCGGCAACGGAACAAGAGGGCCGGGAAATGCCGTTTCTGAGATGGTTGTCGGCTCACATCTTCGGAATTATCATACCCTTGGTGCAATTCCTACCGAAGTTTACGAGATTGAGACTCTCTCCGCTTCTTTTTACGACTCCCTTGCGCTTCCTTCACCAATAACTCGTCGTCGTTTAATTATCATCCCGAAAAAGGATGGAAAATTCCGTTTGTATTCAGGCCCTGTTACGAATCAGGAAACCCAAGTTCTTGCGACTTCTCCAGATCCGATTCTCTCTATAGGAGAATGGGCATTTATCGAGGTTAAATTCATTCATGTATCCACGACTTCGGCGAGAATCATCGTCCGGAAAGACGGTGTTGAAGTGTGGCAATCGCCGACTGTCACCGTTCAACCGGGAAGCGGATTTACTCAGGTAGGACAGGCTCATAACTCGTTCGGCTTCCGGGGATATATGCGGGATAATCAGTATATTTCGACCGGAGAATTTCTCGGTCCCGTCCGGATTTTTCCGACTAACCCGAGGTTTACACGCCGGGCTGATTGGGCTTTTTTCGGTTCTGGAGTAACAGTTAATCATCAAGCAATCGATGAGTTCGAAAGTGGGACGAATCCTGATAAAGCAGATTATGTTGAATCTTCTTCAGCGGGAGCAACAGATCTTTACCAGATGAGACACTACCCGTCTTATGGATCAATCAAGGCTGTTCAACTGAACGTATGGGCCGGGTGCGTTTCTCCATTAGGTAGTCATTCCGCAGTCAGGCTCGCCGCAAGATCGTCCGGTGGCGCAATGTTTTACTCGCCCCCCATGCGGATTCCAAGAAATTATCAGGGGAACTCGAATTTCGCGGGCGGATTTGATGCAACTTTTCCTTATGTTAATATATTTCATGTTTGGGAGGTAAACCCCGAAACCGGAAAAGAGTGGAATGGCGATCAGTTTCTCGACTGGCAATTCGGTTATGAACTTGCAGCAAATGTTCCAACACGTATTATTCAGATGAGCGCTGAAACGATGTTTGAGCTTGAAATCGGGGCTTTTTCAATTTATCGGGGTAGACTTTCCTAAAGTTATAATGAAAGTAAGAATATAATGATATCCCTAACATTGCTTTTTTCTTTTTTATACATGATTATTCCAGAATTGGATACGGTCCTTTTATGGTTTGGGAAAGTGACCGCTGCCGTAACAGTTATTGGAACTTTCTACAAACTCGTTTTTGTTCCTACTTGGCGATGGGGGACAAAACTCTCCGCCCTACCAGATCAGGTAAATATGTTGATGGCTGAATTCAAGTCTAATGGCGGGGCTTCGTTGCGAGACAGCATTGAACGAATTGAATTAACTACAGCACGCGCGGAAGAACGGCAAAAAGTTCTTTTAAGCTTAGTTCCTTATGGACTGGTAGAGACCGATTCAGCGGGCCGGTTAATTTTCACAAATAGAACTTACCTTCGATGGACCGGGCGGACGGACGATGAACTTTATGGGGATGGGTGGTTTATCGCAGTTCATGTTGAAGATCAATCGCGCGTTGCGGCGGAATGGGAAAAAGCGGTTAGACAAAAACGGGCGTGGGAGGGCCGCTTCCGTATCGTAAACGTCGACGGTGGTACTATTCCAGTTTTTCTGCGGGCGTACCCAATGTACTATGGGATGATCGTCGAAGAATCTCCTTTTGGGTGGATTGCTATACTATTTCGTGAAGATGGTATTGACCACCAAATTGCTCCTATTTCACATCGTGAAGTAGTATCGTGAAAATATGAAGTACCTCCTATGTTTTTTCTTTTCAGCTAACTTAGTTGTTTTAGGGGAAGAACCTAAGATTCGAGTATCGGTTGCGCATCAACCGCTGGAGGCGTTCAAGGGTTCCTTTCTTACAAAACTCCGGGGAATCGGAATCTATCAAGCTACTGTTTGCAGCGAGGCTGATACAGCGATACGGTTGTCCGAAGGTCAAATGACGCTCGCTATCGAGCGTGGCGGGGTAGATCCGGGCACAAAAAGGCATATTCGCGTTGCAACGATTTCACCAGTACTTCTAATCCCGACATTGCAACGAGCGCGCAAACAATCAAATTTGTATAAGCTTGTTAAGATTTTTGAGTGGTCGGCGTGGGCCGGGGTAGCCTTCGTTGCCTCCGGTTCCGTCCAGGTGCCGGGTGCTATCGGGCTTCTTTTTCCGGTACTCTCTACCGCCGCAGACAGACTAGGCGGGACATACCAGATGGAGGGCGCGGATTTGTCGTTACTCCTGACAGTGACGCTTGACCCTAACCGGACTATCCTGCTTGAGCCGCGCGGTTGCGCTTCCCGCGTTTTTCTTGGAGATTTCATTAGAAATTTTTCAACCTACGAGGTGACCATTCCATGACGTCATCAACCGGAAATCCCGAACAGGACTCCGTAGTTATCGCTATCTTGGCTTCGTTTGTCCTTCAGTGGGCTAAAGAATCGAAGCTCCGCTTCCTCCGGACAATCTCGCCGGAGACCGCCCGATTCTTTTCCGCCGTCCTTGCGACGTTCGCCGCTGCCGGAATCTCCCTGTCTTATTCGCCTAGTGCCGGTAGCTTAACGATTGAAGGCTTGACCGTTTCCGGAATCGCGTCTTTTCTTTGGCTGACCGCGAAACAGTTTGTGATGCAGGACGTAGCATTCCGTCTCGGAATCAAGCTTCCGAACTCCCTATCCAGATCGACTGAGGATAGAAAAACTGGTGAGGTTAGTGTTTCTCCGGGGGATTCCGGACGTTAGACGGGGCCGTAGAGCGTTTTTCCCGGCTTCCCTACCTTGCACTGCTTCCGGTTTCCTCCGATGCGCCCTGGGGCTACACAGCGTTCAGAATCCGGGCTATAAACTGGGAGCCGGGCCGGGGGGGGGGATAAAGGAAAAGTAAACGGGTAGTCCGCCATCAAGAGACTACCCGTTCGAGGGAGTGGGCAACAGGTACGATTCGACTCCACACTGCTCACTCAGTCTCAGTGTACCAAATTTTTTAGTTTGGAAAAGATGGTGAGCCGATCTAGGAATTCGCCATTACGCTCATCGTAGGCAGTCTCACACCCAATCAGGAATTGCTTCCCGCACAGTTCGCAGGTAAGGTTCCGGAGATAAACGGGCGTAGTTGTGCGAGTCAGTGCTACAGCGTGGTCGCAGGGTAGGGTGAAGCGCAGCATCGTTTTATCTCCTTCCTGAGTTTAGTATGGCTCATGAAGAGGAAAAACGCAACACAAGAGCCGGGCGTTGCCACCCGGCTCCTGTTTTTTCCGTGATGCCGATGAAGTCTAGGAGTGAAGGTAGGCCAGTACCTCGTAGCGTCCACTGCCCATTTGGTGCCATGAAAGGGAGAAGTACGTTATCGGGCCGACTTGATCGTAGCTATGCCCGGTTTTTCCGCAGTAAACGCCGCGCAGGCTCTCGACGTTGAAGTTTTCCTTCTCCAAAATTCCGATGATTTCGGCAATCGGCAGGCTGTCAAAGTACCGATTCATCGTCAGGGTTGTGAGGGCGTAATTTGCCCGCGTCCGCGCTTTGCGTTCTTCGCTCTTGAGCGCTTGATGGGTTCTGAAAGCCGCTGTGTCGTTTGTCATGCTTTTAGGATACCTTCTCTGGAGGAACCTGTCAAGAGTAGCCTCGAAAAAATCACAACAAACCCCGCCCAATAGCGCGAAGGATGAAGGGCTCCCACTCCACCATCAATGTCCGGATACAGCCATACCCGGCAGGAAGGAGCCGGGCAACGTCTGAAGGAAGAGTGCGTTCGTCGAGTAGGATGGCGCGATCACCCACGAAAAGCCGGGCGTAGCCTGAAACTTCCGCAGTGGAACGTTGTACCGGCAGAAACAGGGCGACGACGTCGCCATTTCTCCGTTTGCCAAGGGTCCGCATTAGCGGACCCTCGCAGTGAGAAAGGAGATCGCCTGCTTTTTCGCATCCGGGCCGTAGAAGGTCTGGAACCCGTCTGTGCTCAGAAGCGGAGAACTGGGCGAAACCTGCCGCGCCGCAAAAGCTTTCCACGGGTGCGTTTCCGTGCGGGTGTCCCGGTACTTGGAGATGAACCCGACCGTCTTTTCGTTCGCCACCACCATGTAGCGAAGAAGGCCGTCTCCGGCTTGAGAGATTCGAGAGAGTTTGATTTTCATGGGGATACCTCAGTACTGGCCGATGAGCCGGGCAATGAATTTCCGGCGTCGGGCCGTCCGGCGAAGGCCAAGGGGAGCGAGAATGGCAAGGGAACCGAGCCAAACCGTGATGAGCGTCAAACCGATAACGTTTTCCATGCTTCAAGTATCGCACTTCCGGAGGAACCTGTCAATAGTATTTTTAAGAAAAAGTGCTCCCTTTGGTTTTTTTTCGTTGCAAGGCTGCGACGTGGGTGAAGTGACGGGTGGGTGGGCAAGCAGGCACGCGACCGCATCTCCGGGATTCTCGAAAAGTTGCTTGCAGATGGGACAACGATACACAACCTCAATGTTCATTCTGCCATCCTTGCAGCGAAATTTTCGCGGAGCCGATCAACCGCTGCGTAGGATACCAGTTTGTCGAGCGGAACTGTCACACGACGCCGGGAGACGCACATTTTCAGCACAACAGCCTCTTGTTTGGGGAGCAGGGTAATTACGACGCCGAAGCGATCACCTCGCCTCCAACGATCTGTAGCCGGGTGAAGTTCAAGAGTCATGCCGAAGCACATACAGTATGTCCTTTCTTTGTATGGAGCCGAGGGCTCCGTTACCACACAGTTACGCTGTGTAGGCCACGTACATTTTGCCATTGAGAACGAAGGTGAGACTGGCGGGGGAAGCCCGAAAGGTCTGTACACTGTGCGCATTCTCTGTCATCAATGCATGAACCTTGCGGATCATGGCATCGTGAGTACTGCCCCAGCGCGAATAGTACCAATCGCCTTTACGCATCGGCGCATCGGCGAAGCCGACGAACACCCGCTTGATGGAGGCGAGGTCTGGGATCTGCTGCTTTGTGGTTGTCATTGTTGTGTCTCCTGTAGATTGTCTGATCTGCCTCATCAGCATACCGGGATCAATCGGTATGGACGGGGCCTACGGCCCCGTTATCGGCTTGTTACTTGCACAGATACCATTGGTAAATATCATCCGCGTAGCAATTCCGCGTTTCGCGCACTGCAATGATGTCGGAAACCGGAACTGTTTTGATCTCCGAATCGCGCCAAGGCCGCGCCTTGGACCCGAAACTGACACGAACTTGACCGTTAGCCGGTTCGTCGCAGCAAATTCCGATACGACCATCACAAACGACCTGCACCCAACAACATAACGGAATCCGACGAACGCCGTTCCGCTTCGCTTTCTTGAGTACCCCCGTGGCCTTCGAACCGAGTCCGCCGAACAATGCTTGCTCAAATGACAGAACCCGTTTTGTCTTGGTCATGATATTGTCTCCTGTAGATTGTCTGATCTGCCTCATCAGCATACCGGGATCAATCGGTATGGACGGGGCCTACAGCCCCGTTATCGGCTTGTTACGCCCGGTACAGCACATACTGTGTGCCATCGAGCACGATGGCGTGGGCAAAGCCTATGACCCAAACTGTTCGTACAGCGTGCGCGTTCTCGGTCAATAACGCATGAATCTTACGAATCATGTTGTCGCTGGCGGGGCTCTGCGTCGCATAATACCAATTGCCCCTAAGCATAGGCGTAGCGGCGGACACGACGAACACCCGCTTGATGGAGGCGAGGTCTGGAATCTGTATCGTTTTGGTCATGTTATCTCCTATGGGGTTGCAGGCTCCGTTACCGGCTAGTTGATTTTGACTAACGTGCCGACATCAACGGCAGCGTCGTTACGAACGTGGGGAACGATCTTAACCTGAAACCGCGCCTTACAACGCGGGCAGGTGCGGGCAACGACTTGGATTGCAATGTCCATGCCGGGCACTGAAGCCAATTTATGGTTGCAGTCCGGACATTTGAAGTGAAGTTTTCGGATCATGGTGTGTCTCCTGTAGCTTTACCGGGACAGGGCCGGAAGCCCCGTCCCGGTAAATTGCTCGCCTACTCGTAGTAGACGCCTCCCAGAGCGCCGCGCACGCGCTTCAACCCACAGGAGAGGAGAAGCTCATGGCGCGCCTCCCGGTTGAGCTTCGCACGCTTCCGCCGCGCTGTCGTCGCTTCCAGGATGTCGGCAATGATGACCGCCCGCTCCCGCTCATCCGCCGTCAGCAGGTAGCCACTTTCTTGCCGCCATTCCTTCGCGGTACGGGACTGGTAGGTTGCCTCACCATTCCGCATGAAGAGACCGGCTTTTACCCCGGCCTTGATTGATCGCATCATCGCTGTTGTCATGCTTTAAGCATAGCGCATCAGGAGGAACCTGTCAATAGAAAAACGACGTGGGAAGAAAAAATTTTTTCCGAGGCTCCCCTACGCCTACGGGAGGAAAATAAAGCTTTACAACTAGCCTGATCAGGGTTACACTATCTATATGAAAAGAGAAGTAGTTACCGCGATCATGCGAAACCGCCGCACGACGCTAACTTATCCTTTTCCGGACGAGATCCCGGAATTTTTCTCGTTCATGGTGCCGAATCATCGTTTCATGCCCGCTGCAAAACGTGGGTGGAACGGATCAATCTGCTTGATGCGGGGGAGCCGGGTTCCGACCGGACTCTTTCTTTCGATGCGCCGGGAGATCGAGGGTGAACTTCAAATCGAGTTTGAGGTTGACGACCGCCGCAAGATCCCGGATTTCCGCCCGCTTCCCGAAAGGTTAACCGTGCTGGGTTTTGAGGTGCGGGCGTTCCAGGAAAGGGCTGTCCGCCGCATGATCCGGGCATCGGGAACTGGAGGATTACTTCTCAACGCAACTGGTACGGGCAAGACCTTCATTGCCGGGCTCTACCTGCGCTATCTGAAAGGCTCCGCAATCTTCGTTGTAGATGAATTGACGCTTGCTTCCCAAGCGCGGGATGAACTGGAAGCCGTGCTTCAGGAGGAAGTCGGAATGATCGGCGAGTCTAAATTTAGACCGCGCCGCGTTTCGGTTGCTACGATTCAAACGCTTTACCAGCATCGCTGGAACCCGGCATTTCAGGATATGCTGGAAAATCTTGAAGTTTTGTTCATTGATGAGATTCACCTGATGTTGAATCGCCGTCAGGAGGAGGTTGTACACGCGTTTCCGGCGAAAGCCGTTTTCGGTCTAACCGCAACGTTGGAACTGGCGAAAGAATCGGTCCGCTATCCCGCTCTTGCGCTGTGTGGTCCTGTACTGTACACGTACAGCTATGAGCAAGCGGTTACGGAAAAGTACCTTGCTCCAGGTGTCGTAATCGGCGTCGATCTTGCAAGAACTACAGCATACGAGGGAGAAGAAGAGGGGGATTTTCCGTACCATGAGCGGTACACCGAGGCAATCGTCAATGCAGAGGAGCGGAACGCCGTTATCGAAGATCTTGTCAGGGAAGGGATTCAAAAGGGAAAATCAATTGCGGTACTGGTGGAACGTGTACACCATTTGAAAAAACTTTCCTCTAGACTCTCAGATATTCCTCATGAAGCTGTCTATGGGGACCGGATCACAGGTGAGCGTCTTCACGCCAAAAAGCAATTCGAGGCGGGGCATATCCGGCTTCTCATCGCAAACAAAGTCTTCAAAAAAGGAATCAATCTGAAACGGCTCGATATGATCATTGACGCCGCAGCGATGAAAAATCCGAACGACGCGATTCAGAAGTTTGGGCGGGGTGTCCGTCTCTTTGCCGGGAAGCGCGGGCTCCTCTATCTCGACATCGGCGACCGGAAGCTGGTGGGGAAGCGAAACCATTTTTCCGCCGCAACTGCTCGACGACGCCGTGCCTTCGTTAAAGCCGGTATCCCTGTGCTACCGCTACCGGCCCGCGTAGGAGCCGCTGAAATTCTGGAGCAAGGGGAAAAGTTCCTCCGGAGTAACTACGTTAGGGGAGCGTAACTCGACGCGCGAGCCGTGGTTTGGTACTCTTCAAAACCTTCTTCGATGGTCCATTCGTAGCATCTGATTCCGTGGGCCGTGAGGAAGTCGAAAAGAATTTTAACCTCTTTTTTCAGACGGCGCGACCGCCGCGCCTTGCACTCCACGTAACGGGCGTCGGCCACCTTACCATCAACAAATTTTAGCATGACGAAACTAGCTTGACATTTGTTGGTTAGTTTCCAGTCTGGGTGATCTTTCCGCACACGTTCGAAAAATTCACGGGCTGCCTGCCCCTTGGGGCGTTTCATGTTGCCGGGAGGCACAAGGCTTTTCAGAAATCGAACGCCTTTCCGGCCTTTGTTCGTGCGGACGGCAAAGCCGATTCCGGAGGAATTTCCAGTCGCTGCTTTCGCTGCCGCTACTTTCGCTGTGGTTCTTGGAACGCGCATACCGAGGTTATACGACGCATTTTCCATGTAACCAATCACATCGAAAAAATACAACGGATTCGAGCATCGAAACAGCAACAAATGAGCACGAAAAATGCATCAAATGTGAACCCTATGAAGGAGGTTGTATATATAGCTAGTAGAGAGTTCTAAAAAAGTAGAAATCGGAGACCGAAGGTCTCCGATTGCCGCTCGCGCGCACGTCCGCTCCACCCCGCCCCACGCCTCCGGCGCGGGGCTCCTGTTCGCTACCGTGCGCGCGAGCGTAGCGGCGCGTGCCGCGCCGCTAAATTTCTGAACGCCTCTTCCACTTTCAGCATTTTCGGCGTATAACTAAAATTGCATGGTGCTCTCAGCCTCAGATCGCCGGGAAGTTCACTCCAGGATCCGCCGCTTCGAGATTCTGGCTCAGACGTGCCAGACGGAGTTTGAACGGATTGCCAGTGAGGTACTCAGTTTCGCAGTTCGTCTTCCAGCTTTTTCAAAGCATACCCTGTGTTTTCTGAATCTCCAGGTTTTAGCCGACCGGCATCACGTTCCCTTCCGGGAAGTCGTCGAAATTTTTCTGGAGCACTTCAGCGGTAACCGTAGCCGGAATCGTAAAACTGGAATTGGAGTACCCCTACGAACACTTCTTTCATCCAAAGCTATCGAGCATGTTGACGAAAAACTCAGGAAAAAATATGAAGACAGCTCTCAGGTTTGGAAATCCCGAATGAGACTCCCCCAGTTACTGACTCGAATGGAGGCAGGCTCCAGCGAGATGCTTGATCCCCAGACCTACATTTCTTCCTACTTAGCACGAATGAAAAATATAAGAATCACTATCCGCAATGCGGAAACTCAGGCTAAGATTCGCCCATACCGTGGGAATCCCTGGGTGTGATCGATGCCCCAAACAAATTATCTCGAAGATCCAGATTTTCTCGACGCACTCCTATCTCTACTCATCTCAGACAGACAGTTCCTTCGCACAACAGGCCATCTTATCGACGGAGACGATTTTGCGGGACAGGGAACCGATCTCAACTCCCGTGCCCGCTGGATTGTCGGAACGAAAGCTCTTGAGCATTGGAATAAATTTCGTGAGCCTATCTGCGATGTTCTTTCTTCAGAACTTCAGGAGTATTCAAAACTCTCCCGTCTCGGTCCCAGACAGACAAAACAATTTCTCGATTACGGGAAGAAACTTGTAGCAACGCCCACTCTAGCGCCCGCTTCAATCACAGAAAAACTGATTGAGTGGAAAAAACAGGTTGTCCTATCGAAGGCGATCTCCGATTTCATCGATGCGCAGGCTGACGGTAGTCTTGATACTTCACGATTTTTAGCTATTGCTCGTGAGGCTGTCAGTATTGAAGCTAAATTTACTCCGGAGGAAGATGAGTTTTTTGAACTTCTCGATGATCGTATCGAACGCCGGGCAAATCGTGGTGTTGAGAGATTCTTCCCACTTTTGATTGAACCCTACGATGCGGAAGTTCGTGCTATCGCTCGGGGGCACATAGGACTTATTCTTGCGCCGTACAAGCGGGGGAAGTCGCTTATGCTTCTCCAGATCGCCATAGCTTACATTCTCCAGCGTCTCAATGTGATCTACTTGACTCTTGAAGATCCAAAGATTGATGTTGAAGATCGTTTCGACGCCGCAATATCTAATCTTCCAATCCGTGATCTCCCTGTTCTTCCGAATCGTTTACGAAACAGAATCAGGCGTTTTCTTCGTTTAGCGAAAGGCCGTCTAAAAGTTTTCGATGGGACGGAGCAAAGCTACTCCGTGGCTCAAATCGAACAACTCTGGATACGTGAGCGGGAGAATGGTTTTAACGCCGATGCCATAATTATTGACTACGACGATGAGATAATGCCGCCCCGGCAACACAAAGACCGCCGTTTTGAATTTGCCGATATCTACAGAGAACTTCGCCGTTTTGCCGCAAAAGAAGATTTGTTGCTTTGGACCGCAGCACAGACTAAACGGGGTACGGGCAAAACTGCTCGTATTGAGGGAGATGATGTTGCAGAAGATATAAGCAAAATTCGTAAAGTCTCCTGTGCTATCTCTATCGGTCAAGGTGAATGGAAAGAGGAGGAGAACCTGTTTCTTTATGTTGCCGCCCATAAATACGATAAACAGAATGTTGGTGTCAACATCATTTCCAATAAAGCTAATTCCCTGATCTATGATCGTGACCGGACGTTTGAGGCCATGAAACGCCATTTTGCGAAACAATCTTCTTCCAGTAATGGGAGCGGGCCGACATGACCATCCGTGAATTGTTAACGTTTCGTGGGGTCCGCTGGCGTCGTGGGGCAACTCCAGGTGAAATAAATGTCTGTTGTCCTTTTTGCGGTGAGAAGCGTTTTCGTCTCGGCATTAATATAGAAAGAAGAATAGGCCACTGTTTCAATTGCGATTGGAAAAGCCGGAACGCTATACGTTTGTTGCTCCGGCAATTGAATCTTGGCGATGTCACGATTTCCGGGGGCGATCTTCAGGAAGAGGAAACCGGAAAAAAAGAACTCGATCTTCCAGAAGGTTTTTTTCTCCTATCCGAGATTTCCAAAGACGACGGCTCTCCATTCTATGATCCGCGCCGTTATCTTCTTCGCCGTGGGGTTTCGGCTAATCAGATTCGTGTTCATTTTTTGGGAGCAACCCTTCTCGGACGATTTTCCTACCGGATTGTTATTCCGGTTCACTACCGCCGTGAGTTAAAAGGTATCGTTGCCCGGACGTGGCTTGACGCTGAGCCGAAGTATCTAAATTCTTCCGGAGAGAAAGCGCTTTATAATCTTAAAGAGAAAACAGCAGGGCAAAAGCTTGTACTTTCCGAAGGCTGTTTTAAGGCTCTAGCTATTGAGGCCGCTATGCCGGGTGTTTGCTCCTGTGCCGTATTGGGGCATTCAATAACAGATGGGCAGATCGAACAGATTCATGACGCTGGTTTCAGAGAAGTGATTATTTTTTCAGATCCCGATGCTGCTGGTATTCGGGGCACGCTTATGATTGCGGAGAAACTTCTAGAGCACTGTATATTTCCGAACATTATATATCCCATTCCGGAAGCCCAAGCCGACGAACTATCCCCCACTACAATTCGCGCCCACTTTCAAAGTGTGAAGCCTTTTACTAATAGTCTACGTTTCCGGCTTAAGAGAGATGCCATATGAAAAAGCCTGTTGTTCTAATTGATGCCAAGAATCTATTTTTTCGTGCTCATTATGCTTTCAAAGATCTTAGTACTGAAGATGGGCTATCCACTTCCGTCCTTCACGGGTTCCCGCTTCTTCTACTCGATATTCAGAAATTTGCCGGGCAGGCTGACTATGTTGTAGTTTGGGATGGTCCCCCGCCTTATCCGATTACCGGGCAGGATACGCGAATTCCTTTGTGGAGACGGACGCTATATTCTGAGTACAAAAATAACCGTGAGCGTAATGCCGAGGCCGAGAAAGCCTATAAACAGTTACCCGCTCTTGGCCGTTTTCTCTATATTCTCGGGTATCTTCAACTTGGATGCTCTGGTTTAGAAGCCGACGATCTTTTGGGTATAGGTTCGGCATTTCTATTGAATGATCCCGATGTGCCGCATGTTTTTATTTACTCCAACGACCGCGACTTGTATCAGTTAGTTGGGCGGAAAATCAGTCTTGTTGCTCCGAGGGGTGGCGGAGGGGTGGAGGAGATCTCCTCCCATATCGTTGAGGAGCGTCTTGGTGTCCGGCCCGCGAGGGTGCCACACCTCAAGGCCCTCGCTGGCGATTCCAGCGATAACTATAAGCCGGTTCGTGGTCTCGCTGAAAAAGGGGCACTGAAGTATCTCGCTGCCGGGGTGGACCCATCTCTTGAACGATGGGAGGAGCACCCTGTGACGGTTCAGGAGGCGTTTACAGCGAAACTTGCGCCGCACTGGGAGATGATCCATACATGTTACCTGCTTGCCCGGATCCCACGTTCCGCCGCTTGTACCAGTCTTCCTCCGGCTCTTCAGGCTGCCGCCGAAGCATCCCTTGGTTTCTTGGGCCGGAACCGTTTCCGGAAAATGTCCCGCGAGAGTCTTGACAGACGGCTCCGTTCTCTGGTACGCTTTCTTATGCGGTACGAACTTGGTACGCTGCTGAGCCGGAAGCGCGAGTTTTTCTCGGGCATCTCTATCCGGGCGTAACGTTGTACCGTTAAGTTGAAATTCTGGAGCCGTCACTTCATGGATGAAAAAATTGGAGCTAAAATCGCAGCACACCTCGCAGCGAAGTTCTACCTTTCGTTGCCCCAGTCCGTCAGGGCCTTCATGAGCCGTGAGGATCTAACCTCAATTGGGATTCTGCAACTGGTACGTAAGCACGCGCTGTATGATCCGGCCCGCTGCCAGTACTCAACGTTCGCCTACACAGTGGTAGTGAACTGCTACCGCGATACGCTGAAGTTGTACCGCATGGGCAAGCCTTCGTCGCCGGGTGTCACCGTAGCATTGGAAGACGTACACCCATCGAAGATTTCCATGCATCCGTCTACGGAGCTACAGCTTGATGCCCGACGTCGTGTCCAAGCGTTCCTGCTTACTCTTTCTACCGATTGCCGGGAGATCATCGAGAGTTATTATTTTGGCGGGGAAGACTACGCTCGTTTGCCCAAGGCAACCTTGCGGCGTCTTCGTGCGCAGGTTGCATCCGCCCGTAAACGGTCTTCGGTTAGTGCGGATGACTTCCGTTGTCTGCAAGCAACGCCGGTATGAGCGTAGCCGGTATTCGTTGCTCGGTTTGTTTTCGTGTATTTAGTCCTATTGATCTTGGGACAAATTTTTTCTTCGAGTCTCTGGTGTGTCTTGCTTGCTACCGGGAGATGCATGAATCCACATCTTCCTGTTTTGGGAAAAGGTACTCGGAGGAGGCTCCGGAGTGCCGTGTGAATTGCCCGGATAGATTGGTATGTCCGGAATTTCAGTCAGGAGAGATAAATATGAAACTTAAGACCAATGCACAGGTGCGAGCTACCCTGTTGCAGGAGTTTGATGCAGGCCGCCGGGCTGTTGCGCGATTGCGCCGTAAAGCAAAAGCTCCCGCTGAGTCTCCGTTCCAGCGTGGTTCGATCATCGCTCAGCTTTACACTATGGCACTGAAGGGTACGACCATTTCTGAGCTTGAGAAGCTGTGCGCCGATATCGGCGCAAACTCCAAGGTGCTCCTGCGTAAGCTGCATCTCGGATATAGTCGTGGTCACGAATGGACCGTAGAGCGGGATGGGGACAGGCTGACTGTGCGCCCATCGGGCACTGGCGTATAACTTTGGTATGCGCATTGCCGCCGCAGATTTTCTAACGGGTATCGAATTTCTCGATGTGATCGGGAAGAAGAGCCTTTCATCCGAATTTTTCCGGGTAAAATCAGGCCGGGGTGAGGTGTCCTTAGCGCTGGCAGGCGATTTTCTAGGGGAGGTGAGAATCGCTGCTGAGACGGACTCAACAGTCTGGACTGCGTTTATCGCGCGTAAACCGCTTCGTACCTTTCTCGGTAAGGGTTTCGGGGATTTAGCGTTGCGCATCCTGAAAACGGATACCGAGGTGCGTATAAAAGGGGGACGCCGGGAAGCCAAGTTTACGTTTCCAGCGATATCGCCGACTGGTTATGGCACCCTTCCTCCCGATCTTCAGGAAGTTAAAATTCCTATCTCTTCCGAGTTATGTTCCGCCTTATGTATTGCGTCGAAGTATTGCACTGAGGACGCGGAGATTCCGGGACTATCTCTTGTCCACATTTTCAAATCGGGAAAGGTAGTTATGGCGACAAATCGTCTCTCGGCCTTTCAGGCTTCTTTTGGAGATACTCTTGACGCTGATGTCGGCATACCGCCAAAGTTTGTACCGCTATTGTCCGCAGGCGATTGTCTTAACATTTCTGCTTATGGGGTTCGTTTTCTCTCGGCTAACGGGTGGCTGTTGCATCTTTCCAGTGAGGACGCTCTAAAATTTCCGCTTGCCAAACTTTCAGCGATGTTCGATGCCGCTAAGCAGTGGAAGACTAAGGTTAGGCTGTCGCGGGAGGAGTTTCTTGGCGCTATCGACCGTTTGGCGAAGCTTGGGGCTGATATCGCCGTTGCTAACGTAACCGGGCTGAAAGGCGAGACGGTGGTCCGCTTGAGTTCTGTTTCCGATTCGGCAACATTTATCGAGAAAGTACCGGCTTTACGACCGTTGTCAGGTGATCTTGCCGAGAGTTTTCTGTTGCCTTCGATTCGGCCTTTTGTGGCTGAATCGAAAGCAGAGGATATCGCTATCGCTTGGGAGCCGGGAGGGCCTTATCGTTTTACCGATGGGAGTACCCGGATTCTTATTTCTCCGAGGTCTGCCTGATGCCTAAACTTTGGCTGTCGGTTATCGGTGATGGGTGTGCGCTGGAGGCCGACAAAGCGGGTAAACAGCTTAAGAAAAAATTCGGGAAGTTTGGTTATGGGTGTCAGGGTTGTCCGTTGCAGAAGCGGCGTAAGCTTCTCGGTCATGATCTGATTAAGAAGCGTCCGGCTATGATATGGGGTATCTCGCCGACGAAGGCAGATATTGTAGCGGGGCAGTACTTGAGTGGCCGTGCGGGTAGATTCCTTTGGAGGCATTTGTCTCAAGCCGGGTTAACACGCGAAGACTTCGATATGCAGACGATAGTTCGCTGCCGTCCGGTAAGTGATGTCAGTGGGTATATGATCGAGCGGGAACCGGCTAAGGAAGAGATAGCGCACTGCCGGGCACATACCGATACAGCACTGAGGTTGAATTTGGGTGCTGCTGGAACCCATATTGTTTTCGGGCAGGTTGCCGCCGCCGCTCTTTTTGGGCGCGAGTATAAAAAGGATTGCCCCATATTCTGGAGTGATAAACTGTCCGCTAAGATTTTTGTTTTAGATCCTCCGGAAGTAGTGGAAGCTCTTAGTGAAGATGGGCGGAAATATAAAGCGTGGGCTCAACGTCTTCGGGCTGCTTTATGGCATGTTAAAAATTCCGGGCGTTACGCTTGGTTAGATGCTCTCCCGATTCGGGTAATTAAGCGGGCCGCAACTTTTGAGAAGGTTATCTCTGAGATGCGTAGTTCCGGAGAGCGGATAGCTGTAGATATTGAGGATGCAAAAATTGATGGGGAGACTAAGATTCTCGTCATTGGTTTTTCATGGGCAAAGAATGAAGCCGCCGTAGTCGTTCTTGACCATCCGGAAAATACGGTGTCTCAGGAGGAGATAAGCAAGGTCCGGAGACTTCTTAAACAAATTCTTGAAGACGAGACAATTGAGAAGATTTTTCACTACGGGTCTTACGACACAATCCATCTTCAGGAAGCTCTGGGAGTTCAAGTTAGGGGATATACATTCGACACAACTTACGCGCATTATTTAGCCAACACGTTCATCCGGAGTCATAGTCTGGATACAATAGCGACGCTTCACTATCCGCATTACGCGGGGTACAAACAAATTGTTCAGGGATTCTATTCACGCGCGGAGGGGCTCGCTGCCTGCCCACTGCCGACGCTTATTAAATATAACGGAGCCGATGCTGCACTGACTAAAAGGATTGAAGTTGACAACAGGGATGAGGTATCCGCGCCGTTGGTGCGCGTCTATATCGGAGCCGGGCGAACGTTGTTTCAGATGGAGAGACGCGGGCCTACTTTGGATATGGAGCATCAAGCGGAGGCGGAACGGATTATACCGCATAAGATTAGCGAGTTAGCGTCCAAGATCCGGCAACTGGCCGGGAAACCTGATCTCAACCCGAACGCGCCCACTGAGATTGCATGGGCAATGTACGATAAATTAAAGCTCCCTACTCTTCCCGAGGTTTCAAGTGAGTTTGCAAATGAGGAAAGCCCGCGAAGTACGAAAGAAAGCACCCTTTCGATTATTGCGCAGGCGACCGGGCATCCTTTTCCCCAGTATGTTCTGGACTACCGGAAATTCTCAAAGATGGATTCAACCTATCTCAGGGGTTATCGGGAAAGTGCCGGGATGCATTCCGGGGAACTGAGAACGAAATGGTATTTGACGGGTGCTGTTACGGGCCGTCTTCGCTCGGGTGGTACAAGGGATGGGATACACGGTGTGGTTAATATGCAGAATCTCCATGGTTCCCCATTCCTGAAGAATCTTTTGGTTTCCGATGCGAAATGGTGCGAGGTGCTGTTTTGGGAAGCCGGGCAGGAATTACCGGAAGATATTCTTGCAATCGATCTCTTCTTGGCCTTCGATTATAGTCAGATCGAGATTAGAATGCTGGCGGAATGCTCCGGTGATCCTCTTTTGATTGAGCAATTCAACGCGGGCTTGGATATTCACTGCGCAGTCGGAAACGCTATTAACCCGGCGTGGTCATTCGAGTTCATCAAGAAAGACAAAGATACACGGACGTTTATCAAGAACTGTCACTTCGGCTTAATCTACGGTCTCTCGGAGAAAGGTCTGTATTATTACCTTAAAGCCAAGGGTATAAAGGCAACGGAAGAACAGGCTGCCCGTTTTCATAGGGACTATTTTGCAAGATACCGGGGCGTAGCGTCATACATTGATCGAATGCGGGCGAAGGCCGAGCGGGATGGGTATGTTGATACGATCTTTGGTTTTCGGCGTCGGATTGGTAACGATTATGATGAAGACCGCACAACTAATCCGTTGAATCAGGCTATCAACTCTCCAATTCAGGGGGCAGCCCATACGTTGCTTCTCTGTTCAATGGCAATTCTTGATGAGACTCCTTCCCTATTTCCTTTACTCTCAACTCCGATAATGGAAGTACACGACGCTCTCGTCTTTCGGGTAAAATTCCGGGATCTTCCGGAAGCCTACGTTCAGGCGAAGACGCTACTTGAGGGGGGTGTCGTCGATTATACCCGGCGTGTTTTCGATCTGAACCTCCGGGTGCCGCTGGTTTCGGAGGGTTCCGCTGGCTTCCGGTATGGGGTTCTGGAGGATTACTTTGGGGGAAGTCGGGAGGAATTTCTTGCCGGGTGGCTTACAGCGAATGCTGCTACAGATGCGAAGATGGCAAAGGAATTTTTCGTTTAGGCGTATAACCTAGGTATGGCTGCTCTGGATAAGATTCTTGCGGTAGATAGCGACGCATCGCTTCTTATCGATGCGCTTGACATCAATGCGGATCTGCTTGAGAAAGCCGCCATGGTTCAACCGAAGCTATTTTTAGAAGCTGCCCGGATTCGGGTTCAGAAGATGCGTTCCAGACGCATCTATGAATCGATGCTGGAAGCGAAGAAGGCATCGCTCGGGCTCCGCATTCGCCGGAAACATGCTGAGTTAGGGGAGAAGCTGACGGAGGCGCACATCACGTCCCGGATTCTTCAGGATGAAGCGGTTACCGAGATTGCCGGAAAGCTGCATCGGGCTGAAGAAGAGGAGGAATTTGCCAAACTCTTAGTGGAAGCTTTCCGTCAGCGCCGGGACGTGTTGAAGGTTATCTCCGAGCAACGGAACGCGGAGGCGTATCTTGGCCGGGTTTCTCTTGGCCGTATGGAGGAACTTGAGGATGTGCGCATAGTGCGCGAGCGTATGAAGAAACGCTATCCCGGAAAAACGCCATGAACTATCTATCGGATCTTGCGGTGTTCACACTCCAGTCCATCGTGGTATATGTCTTAATTCGTTTTCTTCTTCGGGAGGTAATCGGGGAGTGGTTCCGAAGAAAAATCGAGAGTCTGAAAAATTTCATGCCTGAATAGGAGATAGCATGGATCAAGAAAAACGTTCCGCGTGGAAAGACCGGATGCGGCAACGCGCGAAAGAGAAGTCGTCAGGAGGCAAATTCAAGCTTGCCGAGGGTGAGAACGTCATTCGTATTTTGCCCAATGCCGAAGGTCTCGATGAGCCGCCTCTGTTTGAGTACTTGGTACACCGTGATGTTGGGCCGAATAAGAGGCTCGTGCGTTGCGGCAAGGATGTTTTCGGGCAAGGTAAGTGTTGGCTCTGCGATGTGATGATCCCGAAGCTTGAGGAGTCCGGCAACAGGGCTAAGCGTGCCGTGGCCGAGGCGATAGTGGCTAAGGAGGCGACCGTTGCCTTCGTGGCAACAGTCAACGCGAAGACCGGAGACTTCGATGGTCCGCTGGTTTGGTACATTCCGACGGGTGGTTCGAATTCGTTGGGAACACGTCTCATGACGCAACTGTCCCGTGATGGCCGTGATTACGAACATCCCAAGAAGGGCAGGAACTTCACTATTACACGGACTGGTACGGGGCCGCGCGATACGCGGTATGGACCGCTGGAGCCGGACGACGAACCTTCCGCCGTGCCCGCGCACATTCTCGCCAAAATCAAGCCATTCTCAGATGTGATCGGCGAGTACTCCGTTGCTGACCAGAAGAAGACGTTTTTCGGAGCGGATCCCGATGAGGAAGAGGAGCGTTCAACCCGGCGTAAGTTGGATGAAGACGATGATGAGGACGCCACGCCAACAAAAGCAAAATCGAAGAAGGCTTCCGCGTTCGACGACGATGACGATGAGGGCGACGCTCCCGTTAAGAAGGTGTCCAGGTTTGAAGATGAAGACGAAGATGAGGATGAGGACGCCCCGAAATCGAAGAAGGCTCCAGCGTTAGACGACGATGACGACGACGATTTGCCGCGCGGTAAGAGCAAGCCGGAAGAAGATGACGATGAAGACTCGCCGTTCGAAGACGACGACGAACTCGATGATCCTCCGGTTAATACTCCTCTGCCCGCGCCGGGGAAAAAGCGGAGCAAGGTTGCTGAGCCGGAAGTAGAGTCGGAACGCGAGGCGACGAAGACCGCGCCCGTGAAGAAGATCGTGAAGCGGCGTTAGGGGTTGTATTGGGGGCGGGACTACGGTTCCGCCCCCGACTCAAGAGGGAAAATGCCAACAAAGAAAACAACACAATCGACCGCGCCGCTTAATTTTGTGACAGCGATTCGTAAAAAACTCGGTCACTTGACTCACGAAATGAAGCCGACCGAATATCTCAGTCTTGGAGATGAGCGGTTGAATTCTGTTCTTGGGGATCCGGACCGGGGTTTGTTTTTTGGACAGATTATCGAGATCTCCGGGAAGCAATCTAATGGGAAGAGTGCCCTAGCTATTGATGTGGCTGCACTCGGGCAGGCTACCGGGGCCGTCATTCATTGGGCTGACTTCGAGAGGAGTTTTAATCCGGACTGGAGTTCGCGCCGTGGGCTTGACCCGTTAAAGGTACACGTGTATCAGCCTTATGTCGGAAAATTCGGGAAAGAAAAAGAGGAACGGCTTTGTACCGCACAGGAATTACTGGAAGAGGTTGAAGCCGGAATGGTTCTTGCACAGAAGACAGATCAGGACGTGCGGCAAATGGTTATCGTCGATAGTGTGACGGCAATGTTGGTTGAGGAGGAGGCGGAAGCCGGGTTGACAGGACAGAATATGCGGACTAATCAGGCATTACCTGTGATGCTTGGTAAGCTGCTTCGCCGCTGGATTGCGCTGTGCGGGGAGACTCGAACTATTGCCGTGTTCATTAATCAACTACGTACTAAACCGGGGGTGCTGTACGGTGATCCGGATTATACGCCGGGTGGGAACGCGCTTCTATTTTATGCTCATTCGCGCGTGCGGATGCGCCGGATTAAGGGGGGCCGGATTCTTCAGAAAGGGAAGGTTGTAGGGGTTAAGGGCATTCTCCGTAATGACAAGAATAAAGCTGGTGGAATCGAGGGTACGGAAATAGGTTTCAAGATTTACTTTGACGGGAAGACATCCTTTCTGGATGCAACTGTTTTGCGGGGTGAGGACGAGGCGTAAGACGGTATAATATCCGGAGGAATTAAATATGCCTAAAAAACGTGTTGATACACTATCTGTTCAAGCTCCGGAGAATGCGGCTTCCCTGCAAACCGAATATGATTTGCCCCCGAAGGGTTTTGTATTTTTCCTTCTCGCGCAGCGCGCAGACAACAAAGTAACCGAAGCTATCGCCGAGGCGAAGATTCAGGAATACTTTGAGCAATTTTCGGGACGAAAACTCGATGATGCTAAAGCGGAGGCGCGAATGTTTCTCGGGCGTGTGACGTCGGTGGCAACAAATCTTTTGAAAGGATTTTAAGGTGGGAGATCTTTTATCGCTGTCTTTGCGCCCGCGTAGTTTTGCCGAGATGGTCGGACAGGACACTAATACCGATGCGATTCGGCATCAATTTAATGCCGGGCGTGATCCGAAGGCTTTTTTGCTGAGCGGGGATGCCGGAACCGGGAAGACATCACTTGCCCGGTTGATCGCTCTCAGCTATCAGGTGCCGAAAAATTTCGGCTCTCCTTTACAGGCTGATTGGGACAACTACGCTGTTTATGCTATCCGGGAAATTAATGCTTCTGACGTGAATGGCGTGGACGAGATTCGGGCGATTGCCGACGAGAGCCGCTACGTTCCGCCGCCCGGAAGTCGTCGTAGGGTCTACATTATCGATGAGTGCCACCGTTTGACCGATGCGTCGCAGAACGTACTTTTGAAGTATGTGGAAGATGCGCCGCTATCGACGCTTTGGATATTCGCAACGACTAACCCATCGAAAATGTTGAAGACTCTCCGCGACCGTTGTTATGCCTTACAGATGAAGGTGCTTGATCCGGATGGAATCGAGAAACTTATCGGGCGTGCTTCGGAGGCTATTAAGTTTCACGGGGATTTGACTTCATTCTTTGAGGCTGTGGTTGACTATGGGGTTACGTCTCCGCGTTCGCTGTTGAATGCCTTTGAAAAATTCGCCGCTGGTATGCCAGCGAAGAAATCGCTCACGGCAGGTGACAACTCCGTCAATTCATATAGCGCTTGTCAAGCGGTTGTACGCGCCGATTGGGGAGCCGTTAAGTCCTTCCTCCGGGATTCAGAGGCTGAAGCACTGCGGGGATTTCGACTTGCGTTAATGGGCTATCTTCGCGGGTGCGTCTTGAAGGGTTCGGATATCTCCGCTCCCGCTGCTAAGTTGATTCTTGCGTTATCCGGCCCGCCACCGTATGAGGATCCTGCGTTTAGCGCATGGCTTGTAGCGATTATTTCACAGCATATTCGTTCTTTTCGTGTTGGCGTCGTATAACTTCATTGAGCGGGTAGGAGCCTGCTAAAACCGGGAGACCCAATCGATGAAAATTCTTTTTACCTCAGACTGGCAGGCCACTTTCTCAAATCTTCAAAAAGTTGATGCGACAATTGCTCACTTGCTGGAGATTGCCGGAAAAGAGGGTATTAGCTATATAGTCCATGGGGGCGATATCAAGCATAATCTCAACCCTATTGATGGGCGTGTGCTGAACCGTCTTATTGATTTTGCTAGTGCATGTTCTCTCCGGAAGATTAACCTGCTTGCAAATCTCGGGAATCACGACATGCTCGCAACGTCGGAGGGTGCCGATAATTTCTTTCCGGTGTTGCATGGAGCGGGTGTTCAGTGTTTTACCGAACCCTGTATCGTTAAGGCCGGAGAAACGGTGTCTATCGCTTTCCTGCCTTTTATGCGCGACGCCGGAAAGCTCCAGGAAGCCGCTGCTGACCTTGCCGCGCGGGTACGGAAACATAAAAATACGATTTTGGTTTTTCATGCCGGGATTCACGGCGCGAAGATCAATGCCGGAAGATCCTATCAGGGCGACGACGCGCTTCCGCTCAACGCTCTTAGTCCCGAAGCTTATAGTGCTGTCTTCGGTGGGCACTTTCACCGTCAGCAGGAGATTAAACCGGGCGTGTGGTATATCGGTTCCCCTTTTGCGACCGACTGGGGGGAGGCAAACGAGGCGAAGGGTTTTCTAATTTTTGACGCCGGTACGGGGAAGATCCGGAAGATCGCTTCCCGGATTCCGGGAATGTATGATCCGGGAATGAAAGATTTCACCCCGCCTAAGACTTGGGCGGGAGCCTCGGTTCGACTCAAGGTTCCGGTGGAAAAAGATGATCAGAACGTGCCTGCTGTTCTTGTTGCCGCCAAAGCGAAAGCGGAGGCAGCGTATCCAGGTGCGCGAATTTTTGTTGTACCCGAGGTTGCCGAGGCAGAAACAGTAGGACTGAAGATCCGGAAGAATGCTTCAGATGGTGAAATCATTAGTGACTGGATTACTTCATCTGTGCCGGAATCTTTGAGCGGTCAACAGGATAAGTTGTGCGCCTATCTGACATATCAACTTGCACAGGTTTCCAATGTTTCGCGTTCGATTGACGGTGTTGAGATTGTGTCGTTGGAGGCCGAAAATATCCTGAGTTTCGAACGGCTCTCTATCGATTACGAAAATCCAAAAGGGCTTCGGCTTATCTCCGGACGCAATGATGACTGGGAGGGCCGTTCAAACGGGAGTGGGAAGACGAGTTATCTTCAAGCTCTTTTGGTCGCGCTGTTTGGGAAAACGCTCAAGGGGCAGGCTGCCGACCGTTTGAAGCGTTGCGGGATTTCGTCTTCAGCGAAATCGTTTATCCGGGCGACGCTCCGGCTTCCGGATGGGCGGAAGCTGTGTATCCTTCGTTCGCGGCAACCGAAGACGACGTCGTTGTTCCTTGATGATCGGGACATTTCTTCTGGCATGGGAGACCGGGAGATTCAACGGAACATCGAGATTCTAACCGGGCTGACTTTTGAGACCGTCACAAACGCGCTGTATATCGATCAACGGGACTTGAACCGGATGCTGACAGGAACCGACGCCGACCGTAAGGCGATCTTCGCGCAATTTCTGAATCTTGAACGTTACCAGAAAGCTCTTGAGGCGATCAAGGTTGAGGCGAAGAAGCTGGAGACGGAGCGCCGGGAAGTTGGCGCACTGTTATCAGTGGCTGAGGCATCCGCAATGCAGTACCGGGAATTTCTGGGAACTTTGAGGGCTAAAGTAAAGACCGATGTTGCTGAGGCGGAAAAGCGGATTACGGATATCCGGACACAGGTTACCAATGCCGAGACTGAAGTAAAACGTACAGCTACCGTAGTAGCTAATCTCCAGAAGAAGCTGGCTCTCGTCCGGAAGGAATCGGAAGAACTACGCGAGACGTTATCTGGTTTGAGAACTGCCGTAGCTCTTAAGGCCAAAGAACTCGCGCGAATTACAGATCTTCATGAAAAAGGTATCTGTCCAACGTGCGAACAGCAGATTGACGCATCAAAATTTAAGCGTCACGCGCGAGAATTGATTGAGGAAACGGGGAAAGCGCAGGCTGCCGCTGAGGCTGCTCGTAAGGCTCACAGCGCTTTCGAGGCTAGTACCCTATCTCCGCTTGAGTCTGAGTTTGCTAACGCCAGCAAGGCACACCAGAGGGCCGAAGCGGCCTATGAGAGCGCTGGCCGGGATCTGAAGAGGGCGCGGGCCGCACTGGAAGCTCTCCGTTCGGATGAGGACAGGGGTGTCATTCATTACCAGAAGGCTCTTTTGGAGGCGGATGATAAAATCCGGAAGTATACGGGCAGTCTTACCGCTCTTGACGCTGAGAGCAGCTTTCTTTCGTTTGCTGGTAAGGCATTTGCGAAAGACGGGATTCCCGCATATATTTCAGCACGGCTCTATCCGCGCCTCAACCGGAGTGCCGCATACTATTCACAGCTATTTACCGAGGGTGAAATCGGTGTCCAGTTTGTGATGTCGGGCGAAGATATCGATATCAAGGTTACCAACGAAAACGGCGGGGAATCTCTCGACGATCAATCGAACGGGGAGACCCGTCTTGCGTCCTTGATCGTCTCCTTTGTCCTTCGTGATGTTCTTGCGCCGTGCAATCTCCTTATCGCGGATGAGCCGGGGGAAGGTCTTGATGAGCGTAACGCGCGGCAATTTGCCGCCGGGATGCGCGAATTGGCGGAGCGTTATCAATCGATCTTTCTGACTACTCATAATCCCGTTATTCTTTCGGAATTGTCCGATGTTGCGCAATTGGTTATCCGGAAGAAAAACAAAATTAGCGAGGTGCTTCAGAGGGTATGAAACGGGTAGTTATCGCCGGAGCGCGACATCGCGGGTGGAATGACGCTAAGGGTTATGGAGATCAGGAGGGTAGTCCTGAAGATCATGCTTTTTTGAAGACAATTCTCGACGATGTTCGTTTTAAAAATCCGGAAGCGTATATCATAACTCAAGGTTGTGATCGGGGTTTTGGAAGACTGATTAAGGCTGTTGCTGTTGAACTTGGCTTTGGGGTGGCCGAGGTTCTATTCCGTTTTTCAGACCGGGTTCCACGACCGGAGTATGAACTTTTATATTTGACCCGTCACGCCGCTCTCTGTGATATCGGGGAAGAATTCCACATCTTCACAACCCGTTCCAGGATTGGACAAATTGAGGATCTTGTATCACGTTTGGAAGGTTCTTCCGCTCCGTATGCTGTGTACGGGTGGGACAATACTATTATCAAGAGGAATAAGATATGAATAAAAAACAGAAAGATGCTCTCGCGCAAAGGACCGGAGCCGGAAACCCGGTTTACCGGGAGCGTGCTCGTAAAGGTGGTCTAGCTTTAGTTGCGAAATATGGTCCCGAGCATATGAGCCGGAACGGCAAGCGTGGAGGCATGAAGCTATACTTGAAGCACGGCCCTGATTATTTCCGTAACATTCGAAAGGGTGGTCCCCAGAATGTCACTTAGGCGGGGGCGGGGAAAACAGAAAGGCAGTGCCTTTGAAAATCTCGTGGCGAATAAGATTATCGAAGCCGCGAAATTTGAAAAGAAGGACTGTTACCGGACTCCTCTTTCTGGAGGGCATCCCTACGCCGACGCTGGCGATCTTCAGATTTCGGAAAAGCTCCTTCCATACTTTCCGTTTTCTGTTGAATGTAAGCATCGCCGGGACTGGCACCCTGGGGTTATGTTTGCGCCGCGCGGAGAAGAACGCGCATGGATCCTTCAGACGTACAAGGCAGCACGGGGGGAAAAAGTACCTCTGTTGATCATGCGAGGTAACCGGACGGAGATTTTCGTCGCTGGCCCTTTTACCCATCTTTTCCGGTATTTCGACGCTAAAATTTTCCGCGTTCGTCCCGTCTTGGTGCTTGCCTCCGCTGACGTTGCCGGGAAGAGGGAACAAGAAACGTGGTTGATGCTGCCGTTTCAACCGTTTCTCGATATGCTCGGTGAGCGGGTACGGATGGGCAGGCCGTTTAAGTCCAAGCTTTCCGACGGCGGGAGCCGTGAGGTTGATCTGCCGACGTCGTTGTGAAGGGTGCCCCCCCCCCTTTTTTTTTTCAGATCGAGCTCTTTTTAGTACTAAAGTACTATTGCATTCTTCCTCCGGAATTGCTATCGTTGAGATGGCGGGTGGGTTTCCTGCCCCTCTTCAATCTCTGGAAGGAGCCATATGTTAGACCTTGACAATTTCGGGAAGAAGCCGTCCGACGCTACGACGGACGATGAATTCAACGTAACCGCCGCGCCCGAGCAGATGCTTGAGGTCGTGTACGACCGTGGGAAAAAGCTCATCTATGTTATCGATACCTCGAATTCGATGACATCCCGTCTGCTCGCAGTGGGGGACGTGGAGAGCTACGATTTTTCTCCGGCCAACATTGCACTCATGCGCCGCCGCATTGAGAACGCTACTGTCCGGGTGGCAGCGATGCAAGCGCGCACCTTGGGTGCTTTCATCTCGGAAGATGGTGAGGATCTTTCGGCGTTCCATGCTACCGTACCACACCAGATTTCCAAAGAGAACATCGAAAATGATCTGCTGTGGGTGCGTCTTCAGAACGCGAACGATGAACTGCTGAAAGCCGAGGCTGTTGCTCAAGAGCTCGTGAAGGAGCTCGGCATCAAGCATTTTGAGGGTTATCTGGGACTCTCGAAAATCGAGGCCGTACAGCAGTACCTCGGTGAGATGGTGCAAGAGAGGTTTGCGAAGAATCCGGGAGCCGATCTGCACATTGTGGAGTTCGACACAGAGCCTCGTTACCGGAAACCTTGCGGCATTGCCGATTTGAAGAGGCAGATCGCTCGGCTTTCCGCTCCTGGGTGGGATACGAACATTACCGCCGCGCTTGAGGCCGTCATCAAGATTGTTGAGAGCAACCCGTCTCCTGTTGGAGCAAATCAGGTTGTTTTCGTTTCGGATGCTCTCGACCACGGAGCCGCATACGTTCTTCGTTTGGTGCCGAGGCTGCTCGACGCAAGAATCGTCCTTGATTTCATTCACGTCCTTTCGCCGAATGAACTCGTAGAGGACGCGAATTCCTGGGATAAGTTGAAGGAAGCGTGCGAGGCTACGGGTGGAACCTACACGCGCGTCGACTCCGCGCGTGTTTTCCGGCAGAAATTCGTTGAGTCGTCTCGCCGTCCGTTGCTCCTGAACGCGCCGCAAAAACGGATCAAGTAGGGCTTGCAATTTATTCAGGAAGAGGATAAAATTAAGGAGCCGTCATGACCAAACAGGAGAAGGATCTTCGCGCGATTTTTTCAGGCGTCATCGATTTGGATGTTGACGCCCGCATTACCGCTCTGAAGAAAGCCGTGGTGTGGTATGAGATGCTCATTCCGTCTCATCGTCTCCAGTTTACTCCGGATGAGGAAGCGAAGTTTCAGAAATCGCTTTCCACGAAGAATCTCGGCTTCGGGGCCGGGACTCCGAAACCGGAGGCTGAGACAGCGCTTCTGATGACGCTTCGTTTGTTTGCTCGCATCATGGCTCGATTCGGTGTCGGCAGTTCGGTATCCATCGATATGTACTACCAGCTATACGCGGAGCGTAAGGCTGAACTGGAGGCGAAGGACGCGAAGCTCCGCGTCAAGTATGCCCCTATTTTGGATGCGCTGAGCCGTGCCTACGGTGGTGAACTTGGGCTCACTTTTAAGGTGCGGGCGGGGGCTGCCAAAGCTCGCCAGTTTGACGGAGACGGGAACATTGTTTTTTCGACGGAGTATTGTGACGATCTGCTGAAGCTCCGGGATGAGTCCGGGATTTTCGCGGTAGTCATGGGTGAGATTTTCCCGCTGGTGTTGAAAGCGGCGTCGATCTCCAGAGACGCTAAAGGCGGGTTCATCTTCGATGCTGCAAAGATGGCCGAGGCGTCTGTGAAGGGTGCCCGTCTCATGGTTCGATTCGTTGATAGTCTCGGCGCGACCGTGAAGCCTGCTGTCCCGGTTAACCGGGAAGAGGCGAAGCCTGCCGCTGTCAAGAATATCTGGTATCGCGGGAAGATGGCCGAGATCTTCGAATTGATCGCCGGTTGTGAGGGCACAATCCACATTGATGAGATCCGGAGGAGAGTTGCTGCCGCCGATGTCACGCGCATGGTTAGTTTCATCGCTGCGAAAGGAGCCGCAACGGGACAGTGGAGGCTGAGTAAGTTCCGGAACGGGTGGATTGATTTCCAGTGGACGCGCTAATTTTTTGGGGAGTGGTAGGTGTTCTCCCGCTCCCCCTAAGTTGAATTTTGAAAGGAGCAATTATGATCGAGACAACGAAACCGGAGGTGAAGGCATCCGTGCCCGCTTCCGCTCCGGTGGTAAAACCGAAAGCTGCGAAGCCCACGAACGCCAAGGCAAAGAAGCCTACCGCGCCAACGAAACTTAAGCCGGATGCTCCGGCTAAACAGAAGATCGGCATGAGGAAGCCTTACAGCCCATTGATTAAGAAGCTCGCCGCGAAGAAGGCAAAGGAGCGGGAGGTGTGCCCGGTTCCGGAGGAAGCCAAACAGGAGATACCTCTCGGGATCCTTCCCGATGCTCCGCCGAAGAAGCCGATTTTCCGTTCGGACTCGGTTTTCGCGCTTGCTTTCGACCGTCTCATGACGGGGCAGGAATTCGATCTCATGACCCTGTTCGGTGGCTTGACGACATCGAATGGTGCGCCCGTCCGGGTAGCGGATCCCGCTCGGATGCTCCAGTACATTATCCGGCGTGGGGAATTTTCCGGGCAGTTTCGCGTTGAGCGGACCGCGCCCGGTATGGTGCAAATGAAAGTTTTCCCGAAGGTCTGACGACCGTTGTTTGCACGGTGAAAGGTGGCTCCCCTTCGGGGGAGCCGCTATTTTTTTTTTAGAAAATGAAGATAGCGCTTGACAAGTTCCTCCGGAAGACTTAAACTGATAGCATGAGTGACCCAATTTATGACCGTAATGCCGTGATTCAGACGATTCACGACAATCTCAAGCGGCGTTCCGCCGAGCAGGGCATCGGCATCCGTTGGTCCGTTACTGGAGGGCGGGGTACTGCTTATGGGTGGATCAAGATTACCGCCCGGAACGCTACTCACAGGATGAATGTTGACGAGCGGGTAGCCCTAGGGAAGCTGCTTGGGCTTTTTACCCTACCGCATTATGAGGGTATCTTTATTCCGGGATGTCCCAGTTATCGCCGGGAGTACCTCGACCGCTCCGCTGGTGTTAAACCGGCTATATTCGGTGGGCGTTACTGGGACTGATTTTTCGCATAATTAAGGAGAGAAGACTATGGACTTGACAGGCGCGACCGCTCGTTTTCAGGCTGCCCGCGAGCAGTATAAGGAAGAAGTTGAGGATTTTTTCATGTCTATGGGAGGGCCGGGGCTGCTTGCACAGGTGAAGCCGCCGATTGATGAGCTAACCGTTGCGCGTTCTGAACTGGCACGGGACGTGTGCGCTGCTATCGCACAGCGTATTCTCGAGGTCGAGACGCTCAAGCTTCAGGCCATGGTGCCGGAGGAGCGGGAGGCTTTTCTCCGGTTTTTCGAGCGTGATCCAATCGCCTACTTCCGGGCTCTGACGAAGACCGTTGTGCGAGAAATCCACGGGCTGCCAGTGGGGCAGAATCTTGCCGGGATAATCCGGAGTTTGTAGGAGGCTCTATGCACGTAACTAAACTCATCGAAGATGCCATTGCGGATCTCCAGGAGGTTTGCGAGATCGTGCGCCGGACTGGCTTGCTTCCGGCGACCGCTCTGATCTGGTGACCGGACAGAGCTACAAATTGAAGGGGACGGTGAAGAAGCACGATTCGTATAACGGACGTAGGGAGACTGTTCTTACGCGGGTGACCGCGATCTGAAGGAGGGGGAGGGTTTCCCCCTTCCTCCGTCAATTTGGAGGCATTATGATTGAGTGGACAGACGCAACTGGCGATGTGGTTAGAGGCGACGTCGTGCGCTTTACGGAAGCGGTTTTTTCCGGATCCTTCCGTTCACCGAAGTATGCCGGTAACCGGACTATCGTTGCCGAAATTCTCCGGGAGAGCTACGGAGCAGGTAAGCAACAGCATACTTTTACGTTTCGCGTGGTTGAGTCCAGTGGGGTGCAACCGCTCGTTGCCGGGGTGGAGACGCGGCGCAAGGGCCGGAATTTGTACCGTAACGGCATCGAACGCCAGCTATGGACAGATGAGGCTGTCCGGGCTCAGATTGCCGGAGAGAAGCATCTCCGTGGCTCTGTTGCCCATCAGGTTCGGACTGTGCGGAGAAGTTGCTCCGCAATTTACTAGTCGAGGTTTAGGAAGAGGCAACCATGAGCAAAAACAATCCTTCGATAATTCACGTGCGGGCGTTTGCGCGTGATCCTTTCGGATCACGGCAGCGTTCCGGCTACCGCTATGGACAGTATTCGTTTTTCTTCTACAAAGGCGAAAACACGGTGTGGGTCTACGATGACGTCGCGCGGGCCTATACGACGTGTCATAGCATGGGCCGGAGGGCTCAAGCGCGTGTTCGCCGTTTGGGGGCAGACGAGCGTATGTGCATTCGTTACCTGGGTGCGCGGGAGTGTTCGGATACGGAGGTGTGCAAGTGACTCTCCGCGATCATCTAGCGAAAATTCATGCTTGGAAAGAGATGGTGGACTGGGTAGGCGAGCGTGACTCTGCTTCAGCGTGGCGTGAATGCTCGCGTCCCGATTGGATGTTGGGGTGGCGAATAGCAGCGCAACCCAAACAGCGAGCCGCTTTGATCCTGTTTGCGGTAGGGCAGCTTCGGGCGCGTACCTTGCCGTGTGTGCTGTTGGAGTATCTCGCAGCTTGCAAAAATGCTTTAGATGTCGCAGAAAGGTGGGCATTGGAGCCCACGGAAGAGCATCGGCAGGCCGCAGAGAAGGCGTGGTTTTTCTCCAGGTCTACGCTCAATTGTGGAGCCGCCGCAAGGGCAGCATGGGCAATGAGCGCCGCTGCTATGAGTGCTGACCGGGCACCATGGGCCGTTAGCAGTGCCGCCGCTTGGGCGATTGAGGCTGTTGGCGACGATGAGGATATCCGCTGGTGTGAGGCTATCCGCCAGCGATGGCCGGATCCGCCATGGACGGAGGAGAATAATGTCTAATTGCAACGTCTGTGCTATCAGGGCTGACGGGGACGGGCTCGCCAGTGAGTTTTGCCACCTTAAGATTGTGCGGGCGCGAAAGCCGCACGCTTGTACGGAATGCGGTACTGAGATTGCGCCGGGGGAGGAGTACGAGCGGGCAACTGGCAAGTGGGACGGTGAGGTGTCCAGATATCGAACTTGTTTAGTGTGTGTCGAAATTCGTACAAAGTTTTCCTGTGATGGTTCGTGGTTGTTCGATGGGATCTGGGGAGATCTTGAAGAATTTCTCTTCCCAAGGATGACAACGGGCTGTCTTGAGGGCCTTAGTATGACTGCGAAGAAGCGATTGCTGGAACGCTGGAATAAATGGAGGTTTGATTATGAGCACTGATATTAACGAGCGGGCTACGCGCTTAATAAGACTGGTTTCCATTCTTCACTGTAAGATAGCGTCTTTCTCAATAATGATTCAAGGTAGCGTAGATTACGATTACGAATTGAAGCGTACAGTACTTGCTTTGGCATCGGCTCCGGAATGGGGGAATATCATGGAGGATTTAGGATATTTGTATACAACGGCATCGGTGGCGGAGAGTATCCGCTCGATACCGGCAGAGGGTGATTCGACTGGTATTCAGCAGGGGGATACTCACCGTGAGGCGTCTTTTCAGGATGATGTCAAACAGCAGGCCGTCAAGGTGTTTCTTGAGGCATTTCCACAGGACCGCTTGAAATGAGGTAATTATGAAAGTTCTGCTTTCCGTGTTCGATCATTCCGCGAAATATAGCGGACATGAATTTTGGATGGGATATGTCGGTCCCGGAAAAAAGCTGGTTAAGAATCCAGCGACCGCGCTTGTGTTCGAATCCCGTGCTGCCGCTCGTGCGGCATGGGAGGACGACTGGGAGACGTGGGCGATACAAGCAGGTCCGAGCGTTTGGCCGGAGTACCGCACGCCGGAAGGGTGCCGGGTCTAAAAAAATTTTTTGAACTTTTCTATTGACAGGTTCCTCACGATGCGCTATTCTTAAAGCATGGAGACAGCAACCTACACGAAACTCCGCTCTGGCGACTGGGGCGTGCGCGTTACGGGCACAGTGCGTCCGGGGCAGACCGTCAATGTCGTGAAGCGTTCGGGCGAGGCCAAGAACGAGCGCATCGACCGCGTGGTGTGGACGGATGGGAAGATCGCGCTTTGTTCGATTATTCCCGCGTCCGGTACTGGGTCCGGGTCTGGAACCTGCCCCGATTGCGGAGACGCCGTTCGCTCCGGCTACCGTTACTGCCGCGATTGCAGCATCGAGCGCCGTGAGGGTGGCTCCCGCTACGCCGGGGGCATGTCCTACCGAGACAGTCATGGCCGGTTCGTGTTGGGAGAGGATGACTGACCTTCGATTTGCGCTGGCGTCCGGACTCTCACAAGGAGAGTCCGGGCGGGGGGCGCAAGACATTCTAAATAGGAAAGGGAGAAAGAAGAAGCCATGAAAAGATCGAAGGAAACCTACGTACTCCGCGCTGGAAGCGCTGTTCAGACCGCTAAGCGCGATGCTGAGACCGGAGTTTTCGGGGCGCTAAAGGCGACCAAGCTCGGTAAGGAGACCGTCTTCCAGGGCAATGAGTGTGTCTTTGAGCCGAGCCGGGATTTCTCAAGCTACCTGTTCATCCGGGGAGATCTCCTGTTGGTCTCACACCCGGCTAACGTTCGTGTTTCAGAGGAAAAATAATGCACACCACCGTCACGTTGCATCGCGCTGGCTATCAGCGCTATACCGTCCACATTCCGGGCTACGGGCTCATTCGCGTTGAGGGCGCGATAAACCCAAAGGGCGCATCCCGCTTCCGCTGGAGCGCGACCGGGCCGGGGATTTTTCTGTCCGCCATCACGCTACACGGTTTGCGGGCGCAATTGCAAGCGCTTGCCGCGCCGAAATCGAAGCTTGGTACGGGGGTCTAAGCGCGATGCCCACTTACCTCGTTGCCATTGTGGTTGAGTGCCGCCGTGCCGACGGTACGATTGCGCAGGAATGCTCCCACGTGCATATGGTGGTCGGCGATACGTTAATTGGAAACGGTGCGCGGTACGTCCGTCAGATGCTCCGTAAGTATGGGCAGGATGCTATCGAGGCCGTTCCCTGCGCTTTGACGCCCGTTTCCGCGCTTGTTGCTGCCCGTCCGGCTTTGCTTTCAGGCAAGTGGACTGCCGGGCTCCCGCGTTACGTGCGCTTGATTGTGCAAGCGGAGGGGCAACGCTACCGTACCTTGTACTTGCAAGGCGCGGACGGTAAGCCTTACCAGTGGCACTATCGTCTGGAGGGCCGGTATTGGATGCTGACGACGCATGATAATTGCCGCCGCACGCTGGAGACTACCTGGGCAGCTTCGGTTCCGCGCATCCGCTTACTTGCTCAGAACTACGGTTTGCGCGTTAACGTGTCTTAACAGCGCCTTTGATGTTTCACTGTTTGCACTCTGTTTGTTTTTTGTATAATTCAGAAAGGACTTCCCGCATGAGAGCCTCAAAGAAATCTCCAAAGGAGCCGGAGATCAGGTATAGGGTCATTCCGGTGCTGAAGGCTTTTATCGCGGAAATGCGCTGGTTTTTCGTGGCCGATATGTACTTCCGTACACGTGCCGTCCCGGATATTGGAATTCCGGGGGACTACCTGCTTGGTCCCGCTCTCCACGCTTTTCTCGGAATTGACGCGGACAGATCTCCGATGCTGGCCCAGACTATCCTGCCTGTGCCGAAGGATTCTCTGACACCAGATGCAGAGAAAATGTATTCGAGTTTTTCGGCGTATCTCGCCGTTCCGTTGATGGCTCTAACATTCCTGAACTGCAAGAATGTTCACATCTCAGAGCCGCTTGCCCGCGACGAAAAATTCGAGAAGGCATACCGCCGCCGTCATGGGTGCGATCTGATTCGATACCGGGTCATCGACAACGAGCCGTTCCGGAAGATTCTCGATCATGGCACGGGCCGGAAGCCGGGAGCCGCTGCCGATCTCCGGAAGGCAATGCACTTTGTTCGAGGGCACTTCAAGACTTATACGCCCGCGAAACCTCTTTTCGGTTCGGCAACCGGAACTTATTTTTTCGCACAGCACATTCGCGGAAACGCGGAGAAAGGACTTGTGATTCAATCGCTAAAGGTGAAAGCTCCTCATGAGGAAGAAGAAAGACAAACCGAAGGAGAAAAAGGTTAGGATGCGGCGTTCAAAGGTCGATATCCCTAAGCCTCTCGATTTCGGGCAATGGTACTCGCAATCAAATCACGTCCGGGTACGGGCGAGACAGCACGCTATTACGGTCCCGTTGTCTCAAATCCGGAAGGTGATGAAGATGCCGGACCTTGATCTCAAGCAGACGAAGCTCGATCTCCAGTTTCTGTTCAAGCGTTCCAATCGAACGTTTTTCATCTATCCAAGGATCTCCGACGCCGAGACGAAAAAGTCTCTTAAGGAACGCCGGAAACTCGGGCTACTCAGAGCCTGCATGACGGTTCACACCCGTATGTCGGTGTGGGTGAGTTCGAGAATACTTCGTGCCATGTTTCCCGTACCGTGGGAGGAGGGGCACGCTTTTCAGTGTTATCCCGACGTGGCCGGAGCCTGCATAAGGGTTCCGCTGAAAAATCCGCGCCCGCTCCGGGAGTCTTATCTCAAGGATAAGTTGTCGACGTTCAATCAACCGAAAAAGAAGACTACAAGGATACCAATACCCGTATGAACGAGATCATGGTGTTTATTTTTTCAGGAGCCGCGCTGTTCGCGTTTGGTTCCGGTATTTCCGCGTTGCGCAGGAAACGACGCCGGGAGCGTTTTATCAACCGGCTAATGGAGGGCTAACAGGCAATGTGCCCATTGAAGATTGTCTCTCTTAAGGATCTTCCCCCGACTTCCTCCGGAATAAGTCGGAGGAAGGCTACCGCTACTTCGTGTATGAGCCGGAAGAGGAGGATACGCTCCCCATTTTGACGCTGTACCGGAGTTTTTCGGCAGCGAGTCTCTCCCGCTCCATTGGTTTTCCGATTGTGCCGTTTGAGGAGGTTCCAGGAATTTTCGCCGGGATGGACGCCGGACGGGAGTTTGAAATCGTAGAACCTGATCAGGAGGAAAAGCTTGAAGGTTAAACTGGCAGTCAGAGATACAAAGCGTCTCTCGCAGCTTCTAGCCGACTACGCGCGGGTGATGTTCGATATCGAGGCTTATATGCGGGTGCGCGGGCCGGATGGTGCCGAGTTCAAAAAGCAGATCCTCAAGGTACTCTTGAGCCGGTACAACTATATCCGGAGGAAACTGATTAAGGAGACCAGTAAGGAAGAAAGCAAATGGTAAATGAGCCGTTGTTCTATTTCGCTGTCACGATTTTCCTTGCCGCCGTTCTGGTGTTTTTTCTCGGCGACGTGGAGCCGGGAAAACGCCGGGGGATGCTTCAGAATCTGACATTGCGCCTGTATCGTGGCGTACTGTGGCTTTACGCCGTTGTCCGGGCTGTTGACGCTGGTGTCCGGGAGTACTACTCCGTCCGGAGGAAATTCACCATGGTTCCTTTGTCGGAACGCCGTTATCCGCCTGTTATCCGGGGAGCGGAGTCCGCTCCGAAGCTGGAGCCTGAGTATTCGTTTTTCCGCCGTATCCTGCCGGGTTATCTTTCGCAAGGTAGACAGGAAGGTGAATAGAGTTTAATTCTGGAAGTGGGGCCGAAGGATGGCCGGGGGGGGGGGGAAGTTCTCTACGAATCCTTCGAGCGTTCATGAAGAGGAACTATGTTGCACTATCGCCGTGAGATGCTTTTTCAGGACGGGAATATCCTCCTCAAGAGGAAAAACGTTGCTGTAGTCTGGAGTGAGAAGAATCTAAGGCCGGGGCAGATTATTTGTGGTGGCCGTCCTGTATTGGAAGAGATTTCAACCGATGTGGCACGTTCGGTATACCACTCAGAGCCGCCTGCTTACGGGCTGCGCTGCTATCTGGTTATCGCGCGGGAGTGGATACAGGTATATCGTTACCTGAATTTTCCGCTTTCTGTTTGTTGAAAGCTGTAAGGTTCCTCCAGAATATCGGCGAGATAGTATTCCCGCTATGTCGTAATATGGGTGTCTAATGGGTAAAAAGCCAATTAAGAAGCCGGGGAGGCCGGGTAATTCTAAAAATAAAAGCGCTGCTAAAGCCGGACCAAGATCAAAATCCACCCGGAAGGCCGCGTCCGGGGGTGGAGCCGGACCCAGTAGTAAGGTTCCGAAGGCTAAAAAAGCAGCGCCGGACTTCTCCGCTTTTCGTAAATCCTCCTCTTCCGGAACTACGCCAAACGGGAAGCCGAACGGGAGAAAGGGTTTGGTGAACGGCGCATATTTGCAGATGCGCCGCCAGCTTAAAAATCTCTATAAGGAAGATCTACCTAAGCCGGTTTCGCTCTCCGGCCTTCCTACTTCATTCCTGTTTAAGGAAGGGCCGACGGACGAGATGATTCGGCTTGCTACCCGGTGGGTGGGTGCGGGGCTCCATGCGGAGATCGCCTGCCGGGCAATTGGCATCACGGCATCGCAATACCGGGCATGGCGCGACCGTGGTGTGGAGGAAATTGAGGACGGTAATTCGCAGTTTGCAAAGTTCATAAGAGCGCTGGATATCGCTGAAGCGCAGTCTGAAATCGCCGATGTCAGTTTGATCAAGCTCGGAGCGCGCCATGGGGGCAATCTTTTCTCGCTGCTTGAACGCCGCTTCCCGCATCGTTGGGGCGCTAAACAGCAGATTCTCGTCGGGGGCGTGGTCGAGCAGGCCGACCGCAAGGATGAGATTATTCCTCAATCGCCGGAGGAAGCGGGCGCAATCTTGGCGATCTTGCAGGCCGTGGGACAGTTACCCGCTCCAGCAGCTCCGGAAGAAAAAACTGGGGAAACGATCACGGTTGAGGCCGAAGCCGTCTCTGCGGAGAAGGTCGTCGTATAACGTAGTTTAAGGCGCCGTTAAAATGGACGAAGACTTTGATACTCTATTCGCTCCCGCGAAACCCAAGCCGTCTATGCCGGAGCCGCTGCAACCTCTCGCCGTTCCAGTAGTGTTGTTCGGTCCCGCGTTGCCTGCCGCTCAGCCTGACGGGGTGCTGCTATCGGACGATAAGCTTGAGTACTTGCTCAGAGTCTTCAAGCTTTTTCCCGAGACTATCGAAGATAAGCTTGAAGCGCACGATTTCTTCATGCGCTTCGGTGACGACGTTGGCTTGCATGATACCGTCTGCAAGAAAAAGGACTGCCGGGTTCATTCCACTGGCCGGATTGGGTATCTGACTCCGCGCCGGTTCCGCGATTTCCTGAATATCTACGACTCCGATTTCCGGGCATCTATCCGGTTTGCTCCAGCATGGGAAAAGCTACAGCCTGCTTGGGCTCGTAAGCTGGAGGTAGAAATCGAGATGGATTTCCGCTACAAGGCTTTCGGTTTCGCTTACAACCAACAGATTCTACGTTCGGTGATCAAACGCCAGTCCAAAGGAGGCGGGGGCGTATCATGACCCATTTCTTTGCCGGGCTTGCCATAGGCGTGCTCATCGCTACCGCTGGCTTCGTCGCGTTCTACTTTTCGCGCCGGGAGACTCTTTATCAGGCTGTTGTCCGGGCTAAGATTGGTGAAGAATCGGTGATGGTATCTTCACGGCGCGTGTGGCGAAATAAAGATAGCGCTTTGTACGATCTGCCGATTGTGGAGCGCGACTTTGGCCGGAAGTTTCCCGATGGTGTACCCGATGCCCAGATGGTCTTCGCGGTAAGCCTCCCGTCTTCGCTGGCCGAGGCTTCCTTCCTCCGGAAGAAGCAGGAGAGATGAGCCGCAAACGCCGGGCACGGGTGCCGTTATCCGCCGCTGCCCGATATCGCGCCGGGCTTCACTTCGCGGACATCGCGCTGGACTATGCTTCTTACGTTCTTTCGGCGGGGGACGCCGGGCAGGCTGCCGTGATACTTTCCTCTCTGCAACGCCGGATAAAAAAGATTCTGTCTAACGCGCGGGCCGGAAGGCCGATGCCGCTTGATGTTGTAGATCTGCTTACGCCGGGCTGTTCGCATGAGCCGGGGATCTTCGACGCATGAATCACACCTCGGTACGCTGCAACATTTGTTCCGGGTCCGGACGCCGCGCTGCGCATATTTGCGGGGCTTGCTCCGGTAGCGGGCTAAGTACGGATCCGACTGACCGGCATATCCGGGCGACGACGATCACGCTTTGGGACGGGGAGCCGCTTCCTCCGGGGATGAGGATTGAGGGAGAATCAAGGCTTGTTTACCGGACGATAGCCGGGAAGACGCAGCAAGGCCGAATCTGTCTTGTGTCATGGAGAACTTGAATGAAACCTGTATCGCCAGTTTTTATTGACAAACGGGAGTTCGAGAGGCCCGTTGAGCAACAGAAACCAATCTACTTCCCGATTCCGGGGCTGATAAAGCGCGGGAAGCGGGTGCCTATCATGTCGCGTTGGGAGCCGACGCCGGAAGAGCGCGTTCAGATCGCCGCTGGAGCCGATATCCTTCTGACGGTCTCAACCTTCGGGGATATGATGCAACCCGTACTACTTGACGTTGTTCCGAAGGATATGACGCTCGAGCAGTACGAAGACCGTTGCCTGTTGATGTTTGATGCGGAGTGCTCCTCACAAAGTTCTGTTGGCGGGGAGCCTACATGATTCGGGTCATGGAGTGGAAGCTGCCGCCGGGCGAAACGTACCCGGTTCCGCTTCTTCAGGATGACGCATGGAAATATCCTCCGGAATTGGTCAAGAACGTCCGGGCATGGCTCAAGCTTGAGGAGCCGAAGATGTTGAAGCAGCTTACCCCGACTGACCAGATTCTCGGCTATCAGGGGGCGCGATTTCTGGACGCTGGCGTGCCGAAGAAGCCGGAAGCAGTTACGGCAGTCTCTGGTGTCCGGGCGATGGAGTTCGAGTCCGGAACATTCGAGGTCTTGCTGAAGAAGCGGGGAGTGATCATCGCGCGGTATCACTGGGCCGGAGCGCGTGAGGTGTACTCGTCCAACGTGATTCTCGGTTCCATGCTTTGGTGGACGCCGGAGGGGCAGCTTTAGAAGATGGCGGGGATTTTACTTGAGACCGGCGACGTGCTTGCTGTTCTCAAGCGGAAGAAGCCGGAACAGTACCACGCCGTGCTTACGGATCCGCCCTACGGGCTGAAATTTCTCGGGCGGGAATGGGACCATGGGGTTCCGTCCGCCGTTGTTTGGGCCGAGGTTTGCCGGGTCTTGAAGCCGGGAGCGCCGTTGCTGGCGTTCGGGGGCACGCGGACCTTCCATCATCTAGCCGTGGCGATTGAAGCCGGAGGGTTTGAGATTGTTGACTGCCTGATGTGGCTGTACGGAAATGGTTTTCCGAAGGGACAGGATCTCGGTAAGCTCATCGACCGGAAGAAAGGTATCGTCCGGGAGACCGGGGCACAGTATTGTCCGCCCGGAGCCGAACCTCGGGAGCGGAATTATGCCGCGCACGATCACAACTCCATCGGCTACGAGGGTGATTTTTCTGGAAGTAACCGCCTGAAGACGTTGCCGGGATCTCCCGAGGCTGCGCTGTGGGACGGCTACAACACGACTCTGAGGCCGGGATGGGAGCCGATCATTCTCGCGCGGAAACCTGTAACCGGCCCGGTGTGCGATAACGTTGTTCAGTACGGGACGGGTGGCTTGAACATTGACGGTACGCGGATTACCGAAGGGCGCTATCCCGTTAACGTCCTGTTCGAAGCTGGCGAGCCGGTTGAGATGCTGGAGGCTCAAGCTCCGGGTTCTTCCAGATTTTTCTACTGTGGGAAAGCTCGAAAGGACCGCTGTGAGTATAACGACCATCCGACTGTGAAGCCGCTTTATCTGACCCAGTACCTCGCAAAGTTGATCCTGCCTCCCACGGGTGGACGCCTGCTGGTGCCGTTCGCCGGGAGTGGCTCCGAGATGATCGGAGCGCGGTTTGCCGGGTGGGAGCGGGTTACGGGCATCGAGCGGGAGCCGGGCTACGTTGCCATTGCACTCAAACGTCTGGAGCATTTTTCGCGGTACGCGGATCTTGAAGAAGCGTTGGCTCCGAGTTCTTCCTGAAAAAGTTCTTGACGTTCAGGGTGTGGTGGGTTATCCTGAAGGTGTTAATGCGCCGTCACGTACAGTAGGGTAACCTGCCTCCCTATTTGGCGCATTAAAGTAATCTGATAGCCGGAGTCACCTGGGGCTCCGGCATCATTTTTTCTGTTGACTTCCTCTTCCAGATGAGGTATGCTGAAGATGTTGGTGTTGGACAAAGTGGTGTGCGGCGTAGTAATGTGAAGCACAGCATCTCAAATCAATGGCCGGAATCCTTCGGGATTCCGGCATCATTTTTTTCTGTTGACTTCCTCCTCCAGATGAGCTATGCTGGTGGTGTTGAGATTATGCCTCGTATCGCGCTGTATTGCTTTGTGGAGTAAAGTAAATCAATGGCCGGAATCCTTCGGGATTCCGGCATCATTTTTTTCTGTTGACTTCCTCCTCCAGATGAGCTATGCTGGTGGTGTTAGTGTAATGCTTCGCCCCGCGTCGCTTTGCACAGCAAATCAACGCAATGGCGGGAGCCTCCGGGCTCCCGCAGTATTCCCAAGAAAGGTAGATTTATGCCGAAGAAAGCCGTCAACGCCGAGAAAGATGTGGTTACGATTGACCCCATCGTTTCACGGCGCGTCTGTATCACCATAGCGGGGATCTCTCCCTTGCTGTGTAACGCCATGCCGCCCCGAATCATCGAGTCCTTGAACCGGAAAGCGGAAGGACTCGGAACGAAGAAAGATGCGCTGGTGAGATGGGAGGAGAAGGTCCGGATGGAGGGTAAGCGTTTCCTCTTCCCGACTGTTGGTATGTTCCGCGCCCTGATCTCTGCCGCGATCACGTTCGGGGCGAAGAAGGGCATGGGAAAGAAGCTGACTGGAACGCTGGTTTTTCCGGAAGAGTACGTCGTGATCGAAGCGCCGAATCCGCCGACGCGGGACGTGCGCTGTGCCGTCAATGCCAAAGGACAGGCTATCGGCGTTCCAAGGCCGCGCTTTGACCAGTGGTCGATGTCCTTTGTCGTTGATTTCGTGCCGGAGTTCGTCACGCTGGACGAATTGATTCAGCACTTCCAGCAGGCCGGTTTCTCAATCGGGCTCGGTTCATTCCGCGTTGAGAAACGCGGGATGTTCGGGCGTTTTCGCGTCGATAGTGTGCAACACGTTGCCGTCTGAGGCACTGGAGCGGGGGATTCTTCCGGGGATCTCCCGCTCCGTGTCGTATAACGAAGTAGGAGATACGATGCCTGCAAAGCCGAAGATCAAACACGAAGTCGAGATTGTCGCGCGTCCCGGTTACCATTTCAGCAACGTTGACGCGCCGCACATCGCGGAAGACCTTGCCCGGATTGCCCAAAAGCACGGGTTTGGTGATTTTGAGAACGAGAATCTGACGACCGATATCATCGCCGAAGAAATCGTCAATAATCGTTCGCAGTACTACTCCTCCCGATTTTTCCCCAGTGAAAAGGAAGCCGCTTTCTGCTATTACCGGGGCATCGCGGGGCAGCTTCGTACCGGGCTTGAACGCCGGATCATCGAGGTAACGTCCGCTGGCCGGAAGGTGGTCGGGACGCCTATTCCGATGTTTTTCACAACTCCGATTGCAAACTCAAAGCATCCGAACGAGCGCGGGACTGCCCTGTTCGACATCAATAACGACGCGCACCTCGACTCCATGCTGGAGCGTGCGCACTCTGAATTGAAGTCGTGGAAGACGAAGTACTATTTTTTCCTGAGTATCAAGAAATATCGCGCCAAGTATGCAACGCTTCTCCGGATGATCGATGAGGTAGCAGCATGAATGCTCGCCGGGCTTCGCTGAAAAAGGGGCTTCCGTTCCGGGACAGCCAAAAGGAGCGGGTGTTCGGTCTCATCCGCGATATCGGCTACCACGGCGCGACGCGGGTTGAGATCGTCCGGGAAACCGGAATCGTCTCTCACTCTACCGATAAGTGTCTCCAGATGTTGATTGACGAGGGAAGGATCCGGAAGCGCGTGAAGCCTCGGGTTAACCCGAAGACGGGCCGGGATCTCGATGTCTATGTCGCTCTCCCGGGTAATGTCCGCCAGCTTCCCGAGTTCGCCGAAGATTGGGTTTATTTCAACGATCTTCAATGCGAGGCTCAGAAATTGCGGGAGGAGAAGGAACGTAACCACGCCGCAAGGCTTGAACTGCTGGCTAAAATCGACCGCAAGGCACGGAGGCTTCAGGAATCATGATTGTTTTCGATCTGGAAACCGGAGGGGTTGAGCCGGGCAGGCCGATTATCCAACTTGCCGCTGCCCGCGTTAAGCCGGTTGAGTGGAAGATTCTCGATACCTTCGAGGTCAAACTTCTGTTTCAGGAGTCGGAGGCAACTCAGGAAGCTCTCGCTGTGAACCACTACGACCGCGAAGTATGGAAGCGGGAGGGGCTTCCTCCGGAGGAAGCCTTTGGCGGGTTTGCCGCATGGGTCAAAAAGGATGGGGATATCGTCCGGAGATGGTCTCAGAAAACCGGGAACCCTTACTACGTCGCGCGGAGCGCTGCCTACAACGCGCACTTTGACATCGGTTTTTTGATGGACGCCATGACCGCGCTTCGGAAATTTGGCCGAGCTATCTATATCCCGATTGATACGCGCCCGCTGTGTCTTAAGCAGCTTGCCGAATGGTATTTCTACTTCCATGAGACGAAAGCTGTAGCAGATCCTCTCGCGCCGGTTGAATTGCGCCGTCCCAAGCGGTTGACGCTTGATGCCGTCACAAAGTTTTTCGGGATCTCCTTGCCGGGGGACGCAAAACTCCACGATGCGCTAAACGATGTCCGGATGACTGTTGCTCTAGCTCGTGTGCTGACAACCTCGTTCGGTGTCTTCAAAGCGGAACGGAGGGCGAGAAAAGCATGATGACAACCTGTATCTACTGTTACCAGATGTTTAATGCAGAGCGCGAAGTGTGCCCTTCCTGCTGGCGTGCGATAAATTCGGATGAGGCTCGGGCTGTTGAGGGTATATGGGAATCGCGGAGTACCGATAAGTTACCGTCTTCTTTGCGCAAAGCAGTGACGGAAAAAGCTCTCTCTGACTCCTTCGAAATTTTGAACAATCTCATGATGCGGCGTCTTAATCAGAAAGGCCGTGGAACCTTTGCTTCCCGGCATGAGATTCTCGGGGCTGTTGAGGAGGAGAGGTCTGAATTGGTGGCTGCCGTGTGCGCGGATAATCTCGGATGCGTTGAGCGGGAACTTGCCGACATCGCCATAGCCTGTATCTTCGGTATCGCCAGTATCCGGAACGGAACAGTGGAGTGGTAAAATTTTTATGGTGCCTCTAACATCTTCTCGCCGGGTTAGGGTTCTTTCTCTTAGTCCGGACGCCTTTATCGAATTTCTGAAGAATTTCGTTAGCGCGACCGCGCCGGATGACTGGATTTCCCTACACGGGCTTCCAGCAGACGCTAAAGTTGCTGGCGTAGCCTTCGATTCAGAGTGGGAGGTTATCCGCCTCAAAATTGCAAGCGACGATTTTGAGGAGGTGCCCAAGGGAGCCGTTATTCCAGATCTCCGCTTGGAATTCCAGAGGAATCAGAGGAAACCGGAATGACTGCTAAGGCTAACATCGAGGCTGTTCTCCGCACGCTTGGGGTGCGGGGTGTGGTGATTACACGGGAGGAGGAAGATAGGGTCTACGGGTGGGACACCGAAGGCAGGCTCCTCTCTCATGTTGTCCTACACGACTGGCGTGTTGACAGCGATTTTATCGCGCGTCATCATCATGGTGAGAGCGTTGCCGCCGCTTATCGTGAGCCGCACGCTGCCCCCGCTCTTCAGGTTTGCATTCATCGGATTCCGCCGCAAGAGCAAGATGGGTATGAGTATTTCGTGGAGATCGATCTCGACTTCCACGCGCCAAACCCACGCCGTCCGGATTCGTTGCTGCGTCACGGCTTCGAGGTAGTCCGTAACGCTGTGATGGACTCGAAGACAGACCAGCGAGAAATTGCACGCCGCCTGCTGGCCGACCGTGGTATCAGCGTATAACTTATTGTAGGAGAGCTATGAAACCTGTTCCCCATTCAATCCCGACCGTGCTACCGCAACCGGATACGATACAGTACCCGCTTACGGAACTCAGCCTTTTTCCCAGACTGACCCGTGCCGCCTACTTTCAGCTTTACGGTGAGCAGGCTCCGGCATGGGACAAGACTCGCCGGATTCAACGCTGGTTTGATTCCTCTGCCGGGACTCTACCACCGAAGGAACCGTACTACGTTTATCACTACGTCCGGGGGGCTAACGGGCTGCCTGTTTTGTCGCATACCGTGATCACAAACGCCGAAGCTGCTGTTCCGAACCTGCCCGGAGTCTTCCGCTGGCCGAAGCATGTTACCGCTCCTTCGGGCGCATGGCAGCCTGTTCTTGACGAAAACGGCATCGCAACGGGAGAGAAGAGATACCTGTTGCCTGATGCGCTTTCGCATCATGGCGATGCTCTCGCGTTGAGGACGGAACTTCAACGGGTAGAAGGTATCGGCGAGATTCCTGAACCGTATGAGTCCGTTCTTGGTGGTCCGTTCGCCGTCCGGTTCGATGATACCGAACGACGCCGGTTCTGGAATTTTATCATTCGTGGGGAATCCATGAGTGTTGGGCTTCTGCTTCGCGCACGTTACGTGCATGGTGTTGGCGCACCCGGAAGGTGGGATCTTATCAGCGATCACTACTTGCGTTGGATTCCCGACGTTCCGACCGACGCTGGCGAGCAGGATCTCCGCCCGGAGATCCCGATTCCGCAACGCGCCTTGTACCTTAACGAGCGCTTTATCATCGGTACTCCTTTTTCGGGGCCGATGGTCGAGCGGACGGACACCACTGAGGCGCACGCCCAAGCCGATGTTATCGCTATGCCGCGCCGTGTTTCGGAGATCTTGCAGCGTTTGATCGAATTGCAGCGTAGCTTTGACCAGCGGCAATGAGGAGACGCATATGACAGTTCCCCCTTACGAGCGCGAAAATGCTGTACGGCTTAAGGGACGGAGCCTTACGTTTGGCGACTTTGTGGGCTTTCACGTGGAGATGTCCAAGTATGGGGATCTGATTCTGTCCTTCAGCTTTAAGCTTCCGGCAGGTGCCGACGCGCAAGAGTATCTCCGTGTTGTGCGTAGTCTTGCTACTGAGCATCCTGCCGGTAACGTTGTCAGAGAAGGGTGCGATTGACGCCTCAAGAGCCGCTCTGACGAGGCCGGGGGTGGCCGGAATCGACAAGGGTCTCCAGCTATCTCCGGCTTTACTCTGGGAACCCTACCAATGCGAGATATAACCCAACAGTCCGTTGAGATCCTCCAGGATGCCGCGCGGAGGCTCCGCAAATTGACAGAACAACGCGCAAAAACGGTCACGGAAATCTCCGACGCCGATATAATTCTCCGGCTACGGGGGTTGATCGTGGTTCTTGAAATTTTTGCTACGGAAACGGAGAAATTGCAGTGATCGAGATGAGTAATGTTGTCACAATGCCGGGCGGGAAAAAGCCTGTCATCGGTAATACCGCCCCTAAGCGATTCAAGGTTTTTCTCGGCGGGAAGCTCCGGACGCTACAACTCGACTTCAACGCTATCGATTTAATTCAGGAGCGGACGGGGCGCGATCTTCTGAAAGGTGAGTTCATCCCGAAGTCGGTAGCAGATCTCCGGCTTTTTCTGTGGGCGGGATTGCAGACCGCCGCTGAAGGAGACCCTGAGAACGGTATCGCGCCGGAGGGTCCGATTTCGGAGGAGGAAGTCGGAGCGGGGATCTACATTCACCAGTTCCAGGAAGCGCTTCATCTCATGATGAACTTGGTTCGAGGCTATGAGGACGAGCCGAATTCTCTCGCGCCGTTTGTTTCTACGGATCAACTGGTAATCGAAGTTGCGCTGGCGAAAGCGAAGCTGAATCCGGGGGAACTGCTGGTCGATCTGGGAGCCGGAGACGGACGTGTACTCGCTGTTGCCGGAGACCGCTACCGTGCCCGCGTCCGGGGCGTCGAGATGAACAAAGACCGCGCCCGTGTTGCGCGTGCGTTGCTGAAAGCGATGGAGCTATCGGCAAGGGGCGAGGTTGTAGAGGGGTTGATTCAGGATGCGAAGATCGACGACGCCGATGTCGTCTTCGTCTACCTGCTGACAGCCTCCAATGCGAAGATCGCCGCTAAGCTCTCCAGCGAGATGAAGCCGGGCGCACGGGTTGTCTCCCATGATTTCGCCTTTCCGGGATGGGTTCAAGCCGATAGTGCGACGGTTGAAGCCGGGGAACGTCAGCACTTGGTTTTTGTCTATGAGATCGGGAAACATTTGCCTGACGGAACCTCCGCTCCGCCTGAAGAGGAAATTCCGGAAGATGTTGTTATGCAATACGCCTCGTCCCTTGCCGATTCGATCAAGCTTACGATTTCCGCCGGACTTCCGCCCGAAGGAGACCTTCCAGATTGAGGCTGCCGGATAAACGGGCGTTTTTCGAGGCTTGGAATCGCGGGAAGCTTGGGAACAAGCTCCAGACGTGGTCGAGGCCCGAAGATGTTCCGGGAAACTATACCGGACGCCTTATGTTTCGCCGGGTTAGTCGGCTTGGTGGATCTGACCGCATCTGGGAATTTCCCGTTCGCCGCGCTATCCCGTTTTGGACTGGCTACCTTAACACGGGCAGAAAACCGGATTTGGTAGCAAACGAGACCGCGCCGGATAGGCACGCTGTTCTTCAGGGTGAACTTCTCGAAGACGTTGGTGGGCTCCGTCTTTTTGCCGCGATTCGGGAGCCGGAAGATTCCGGAAAAATGATCCGGATGCGGGAGGCTCTTCTGAAGGCGCGGGAGTACCGGGGACTGACCGCTGAGATTCTTTTGCGCCGTTACTGTTCGCCTGCAAGCTATGACGATCTTCAGGAGCTACTCATCTTGTATCCTGATCATGTCGTAGAATTTTCAGCTTATAGCCGGGCTGTCGGGTGGGCAGTCGGCAGGAACGTTTTAATCTGGGAAGTTCGGCTTTACTGACCGGGCATCGTATAACGTAGAAGAGATGATTTACAAGGGCATCGCTGGTGTAAAAACGCTCATGCAGACGGAGCAGGATAACGAGATTTTTCAGGCCATTCACGCCGCTTTCGCGGAACTGGAGTATCTCCGGAAATTCCGTAACGATCTGCAAGAGGAGAATACCCGGCTATTGCTAGAGAATCGCAAACTCCGGAATGATATCCCTGCCCCTAATCTTGAGACTGTTGCGCACGCTGCCGCACTGGCCGGAGTGAAAGCGCTTCCCGTTGATAACGGGCTCGCTCTCATGTTCGGGGGATTTACGCTTCAGCTTTACGTCAACGGGTTGTTTAAGCTGTGGAAAACTCCGGCGAAAACTTAAGGAGACTTAATTATGGTTCCTGACTGGGACACTTATTTTCTACACCTCGCGCGTGAGATCGCAGTCCGTTCTAAGGATCCGCATACTCAGGTAGGCGCAATAATTGTCGGACCGGAACACCGGGAAATCCGGGCAACCGGGTACAATGGGTTCCCGCGCCGCATCCCGGATACTCCGCCCGAAAGGTGGAATCCGGGAGAAAAGCAAAAACGGGTTGTCCATGCGGAGGCGAACGCGATTGTTGCCGCCGCGCGTGTTGGTACGCCTGTTGCGGGATGCGTCCTGTACACGTCGTTGACTCCCTGTCTCGAATGTACGAAACTCATTGTACAAGCAGGAATCGCGCGCGTTATCGTCGATGGCGATTTTATGGACGCCTATGTTGGTTCGGGGTGGCTTACGGACGATATACGGGAGCGCATCTTTGAGATGTTCCGGGAAGCTCTGGTTTCGGTTTCTTTGCATCGGTTTTCGTAAATGCGCCGGGAAACCTTCGAGCGTCGCTGTCAGGAGATGCGGGAGAAATATGCCGCATCATCGCGCCGGGAAGCAAACTTAACCTCCAGGAAACCGAAGCGCCCGCTGAAAAACCCGCATCGTAAGACGCTTTGGGCTCTACGTCCGCACGGAGAGCGCCCGCTGAAGCCTCCGGCTCCACGGAAACCGATGCCGACGGTAAGCGCCGCACGCCAGCGTTTCGCCGACCGTACTACTGAGGTGCTCCGGCGTGAGGAGCAAGACTTGTTTGTGGAACTTCGGGTGACGGAGGATCTAATCCCGCTTCTTCGCTCAGCAATCCGTAACGTTCGCCGGGAGATTTTTCTTCGTGAGCGGGAAGCGGCTTCACCACGCTGGAGGAAAAACGAGGGGATTCCGTATCCGGACGCCTGTCCGCGCTGCCCCGCTGAGGCTACCCGGATAATTCGCGCCGGTTTCACGCGCGGGAAAGCTCAGATGTTCCGTTGCAGGGACTGTAATTCAACCTGGGTTTACCCAAAGAAAGAGAAGGAGCGGATTGATTTCGCGCTTGTTTGCCGACGGTGTGGCGGGACGAACACCAAAAACGGGGGGCCGGGACGGAGGCCGGACGGGGTAAAGAAGGGCGGGGGAAGACGGGGTTTTTGCTTCGATTGCGGTAAGGGTTTCCTTCAGGGCGGGGCCGCGCACCTTGAAAAAAATTCCGGCATCCTCCGGGAGCGCATCAAGCAGGCCGGAATCGCGGGACCGCTCGCTGAAGAGATTTTTCAGGATGCCGCTCTCCGCATTCTTGCCGGGGAGGGTTATGCTGCAACGCTGTCCTTGCGGCGCAAGGAAGCCGCCCGCGAAGTCTTCGGGGAGTGGAGGCAACTGGGTAGCGATCACCCCGAATTTCGACGCCAGCAGGGGCAGAAAGTTTACAAAGATCAAGGTTAGACCTAGTTTACAAGTTCCTCCGGAGCGTAGGATACTAGAAGCATGGAAACCCTACCAGCTAACCGACGGTGAGCAGTATCGTTTTTTCTTTGTGCTCATCCGCCCCTCAGTCCACAAAGCCGACACTGCTTTTTTCCGGATCTTCCCGGAGCCGGAAAACAACGTTTCTTCACTGGAAGTTGCTGACGGTGAACTGGCTTCCTGCCTCGACATCGCGCTTGAGCGCCTCTCCCGTATCGCTCTCCTCTTCTCCCGTCCCGGCTTACCTGCCGGGTACGGGACGAAATTTTCTTAGGAAACCTCTTGACAACTTCCTCCGGAAGAGGTACACTGATCGCATGAAGACAATCAAACTGACCGTTTCGACGCCGAATGGCACTTTCTCACGCCGGACGAGCCGTGAGTACAAGTACGTGATCACTTCAAGGGGCATCGAAGCCGCCACGCTGGAGAGGCGTCGGCAGCTTGAGCTTGCCCGGAAAATAGAGAACTACGAGTACTATGCCGACATCGCGTCCGGAGCGTTGCCGGTTCCGAGCCACGGTGAATCGTTGGAGTGGTATCAAATGGAGGCCGCGCGCTTTCCCGAGGTACACAAAGCAATCGAGAAGTGTTACCAGACTGTTGCCGCGACGTATGCCAAGGAGGAGGAAACCGGGCAGGGGCGGGTCCATGGGTGGAGGTCTCGATTGGATCTTGCGATTGCGTTTCGGGACGAGATTGTGTCGAAAGGCTTCCGCAACGTCACGATTACGGAGGTTAAGTAGCAGGCTGAGCGGGGTAACCCGCTCACCTCGGGGGACGCGATTTTTTTAAGAAACCTCTTGACAACTTCCTCCGGAACTGCTACTCTTTAATTGAGGACGAGAAAATGAAAACGACGCTGATGTCCAACAAAACCCACTGGCACAACGTGGGCTCCAGTTCTTCCCGTTGCGGCCTTCGCTTCGACGAGATTGCGGTACTGCCGAAGTACGCGATGGTGAATGATTGGATTCAAGCCGGGTTCGAGTCCGCCGACCGGAAAAAACGAATGGACGGGGATAACCGCATCGGAACCCGTTCGATTCTGCCTGTTTACGTGGAAGAATCCGGAGTGTTCTGGAAGTTTTCTGCCGTAGCTTGGGAGCGCTTTCTCCGGGTTGCGATTCAGGCTTGCCGGGCCGGAGAAACGCATCCCTTACCGGAGGCAAACCGCCTTACGGGCCGTCCGTCCTGTGTCGGGCAATCCGCCGATGGCTGGTTTTTCCGGAATACGGCCACTGTCCGTTTTCTTCAGACGGGCAACTGGACTCTCGCTGAGTGGCACGCCGAGATTGAAGAAGTTTTCGGAGCGCAGGGAGCTACCGAGTTTTTGAAGAAGACGTTTTGAACAGGAAAGGACAGGAACATGAGTTTGGCAGCTTACTTTCACTACGCCGGGGCTCCTGAGTCGATGGTGACTTGGGCACACCGTTGCTATGCGCCGGAGGCGTGGGCTACCTGCCCACATCCCGCGTGGAGGCTCTGGTGGCTGCTTCGGGCGCACCCCGAGCGCCTGCATCCGGTTATGAACCTTCTGGCCGAAATTGTCTACAAGGCAATGCAGAATAGCGTTCATGCGCTGTGTTCCGAGGCGATGAACCATCTATCGGCATGGCTTTCGGATGAGCAAGCGGAGGATGCCCGCTGCGCAGCCTTTCAGCTTGGAGCCGATCTGCCGGAGATCGCGCGGGTACGAAGTTATGCTCGATAGGAATGACCAGTATCTCCGGCACTGTCTCGTTGTCCGTAAAAAAAGTTGAAAGAATTATTGACAGCTTCTTCAGGAAGCGCTAAACTGGAGTCATGACAAAGCACAACTTCAGCGCAATGGAAAAAGCGGACCTTCTCGCTTCTTTACGGGCGCGGGCCGAAGCGCAAATGAGCGCTTACCCGCAGTATCGCGGGCATTCCGAGAGGTACTCTTTGGCTCTCATCCTGAAGACGCAAAAGCGGAAACTTGGTGTCGCGTTCGCACAGGGTGAACTTGCTCTCGTGGATCCGAAGGGCGAGCCTATCGAATTCGGACCGCTGGCCGGGAAGGAGATTCATTTCGGGTGGTCGATGTTAAACAGGATTGCGACTTCGATTTCCCTGAAGGACGTTCGATTTCTTTAGGGTTCCGGGCGGATACGTCTTGCTCCTCCTAGGAGGAGCGGGAGGAGGTAAGCCGCGAAGCCGGGTCCGTGAAGCCGTAGCAAGTAGCCATAGATCCGAAAGCTACGGCGCGGGCCGGGAGGGAGAGAGGGTAAGTCGGCTCTCTCCCAGAATTTTCAAGGAGGTTCAAGTGTCTAATCCAATTTTGGCTGTCATGCGCCGCTTTGATCCGGAAGGTTCTTTCGGTGAGCCAGGTGTGCGCATCATCGAAACCGGAACCGTGGTCGAAATCAGTGCGTTCTACGGTACAGAGCCGGAGTCCCAAGCTTACAGGGGTAAGCGGGGTATTTTTTGCGGTTTAGTCGAACCCGGCTACGCCGTTGTGCAGCTTTTTCCGGAGGATGACGAAGAAATGGCGAAGTTTCTGGAGATCCTTCCGGAGTCGCTTTCGGTTGTTACCCTGAAGCCTTCGGAGGAGGTAGATATCGTTGTCTTCCTCATTAACCGGCTTCAAGTCTTCAACGCCTGTGACTGGCGTACTAAGCCGCAGAAAGTGCGCCCTGTAGTCTAAAAAGGAGAAATAATGTCAGGTATCTCTGTCAAAGATCGTCCGGATACGCATGTTTGCGGGAACCCGGCTTGTAAGCGGGTGTTCCGGCGAAAAACCATTGCTGAAAACGAGCGGGTCTTCTGTTGCATCGCCTGTCATGGCGTGGCACGGTACGGGGACCGGAACGCGATCTACGAGCGTATCGTCCAGTGGAAGCACGCCGGGTTTTCGTACCGGGAGATTGGACGTTTCATCGGCATTAGCGGGCAACGGGTAGCGATGATCTACCGCCGCGCCACCGTGAAGGGCTTCAAGTACCCGGTGTAAGCGGAGCCGTGAAAATTTTTTACCGGGCATGGAGAAAACTGTTGACAACTTCTTCGGGAAGCTGTATCCTATAATTGAGAGGTAAGCCGTCATGACAAAACTTGCCAAAGTGGACGCTGTAACACGCCGGGAGACGCTCGGCGAAATTCAGGGCCGGAACCTCATGGTCGAACTCAGATCTTTCTTCCTGCGCATCCGGGAGAAGGGCCGGCATCAAAGCTACGATGTGAGCTATGAGGCGATCTTTCACCTCGCAGCGAAGAAGGAAGCTGAGCGGGTACGCGCGGAGAAAGCCGCCGGGCGGAAGAAGCCGAAGAAGGTTTCCAGATCGCTTTTGCGCCGGACATAGGGGGCAGCAATGACAAAAAAGAATGATCGGTATATGGCTTGGATCACGGTAGAGCACCGGTACAGCAACGGCGCACACGCGCTTCCGCGCAAGACGCTGGTTTTCGTCACATCCGGTTCCGGGCTCCGGGACACCTTAGCGGAACAGGGACGCTTAGCGCTTGCCGCCGCTGCGAACGATACCGGCATCCGTCCGATTGCCGCTGTAATCGATGCCCGCCCCGCCCGGTTAGGGTACGCTGGCCGACGGGTACGGTTCACAGTACGCCCGCAATCACAGGCACTGGCACAGGCAGTGCTCACCTCGCGTGATATTTTTCACGAAGCTGTAAGGGCGAAACCGTCTCCCGTGGGCCGGTTGATCCTGGAACGCGCCCAATTCTATCTTGACAATCCCCGAAAGTTCACCACTGCCGGGCGCACAACCGAGGGCTTTGATCCTCAGAAAGATAAGGAGTACTAGATCATGAAGCATCTCACAATCGTTCAGGAAAACATGCTCGACGCTGCGCTGGCCTACATTCACGTCACAGGGCATCGTCCGGGTAAGCTGAATCGCGGGAGGGTGTTTGCCGAACTTTTGACGCGGACGAAGACGGACTGGGACTCGCAACGCCGGGAGCGCGTGCTGCCGGAGCATCTCGATTACGTTTCGTGCCACCCGCTCAGCATTAGCTATTCTTGGGCGCAAAAACACGGATGGGAGATCGACTTCGAGCGTCATGACGGGAAGAATCGGGCTGCAATGACTTTGCGTCGTGGCGTGTGCATCGTCCGCAACAAAGGGGCACAGCATGATAGTGGTGTTATCTCGGTTGATGGGACAATCCGTCAGTATGTGCGCGAAGGGAAGCACGGTTCCGACGCCGGAGAACTGATCTACGGGCCGACGTATGCCCCTTCGACGGACGCTCCGCGCCGGGCTTCCGCGAAGCGTAAAGTTGGCGTATAACAGAAGATGTATGCCGGAAATCCTCTACCTCGACCGTCAGAAAATTGCATTTTGGGGCTGTCTTCTGACGGTCATCCTATTGATCCTTGCACTATGGGGGATACCAAAGTACTGGGCATGGGTGCGGATACATGATGCTCGCACAACGGTTGAGATCGAAAAAATTCTGAAGGAGTCCAGATGACATTGAAGGACTATGTTTCTGCCGCTATTCGGACCGAGGCTGACTACACGCGGTATGTTTCGCGCTTGACCAGATCGAACGAAGCGAAAAGTTTTTTGCTTCTGCTGAATCAGATCGTCCACCTTGGCGAACTCACCAATCGCTGGAAGCGGGCAGTGATCTACGGGAAGGATCCGGAGAAGGGTTTCCGTTCGCTCCTGATACCGGGTGCTTACGCCGATAGCACCCAAGTTATCCGGCTCAACGAACCGGATATCGTCCGTCTGGTACACGGCCTACTGGGAAAGATGACGGAGGTCGGCGAACTCGTCGAGGCATTGCTCAGCTATGTTCGTGAGGGAAAGCTGCTCGACCGGGTTAACATCGCGGAGGAAATGGGAGACGACGCTTGGTACAATGCCTTAATTTTTGATGTTCTTGGGGTGGATCCGGAAGGTATTCTGGAGGCGAACATCGCTAAGCTTCGTGTCCGGTATCCGGAAAAATTCTCAGAGCAGGAGGCAATTGAGCGGGACGCCGAAGCCGAGCGTGCCGCGCTTGAGACTAATCTTACGGAGGTGAAATCAGAATGAGTCTGTATCTTGAGATCGGTCCTTGGCTGTTCGGCGCGATCTTCGTACTTGCGCTTGCTTGGATTGCGCGGAAGCCCACGTCCACACCTCCGAAAGAGCCTACCTATCCGAAGACAAACCTCTACCAGTAGTTCCCGATGCTACCTACCGCTGAACTTTGGAATCGCGTTGTCCGGGAGATCCCGCGCGGGATTCCATGTTCGATGACTCCTCTTTCCCACGGCTCGGGTAAAGATCGTTGGTTATTCCGCGCCGGTACGCTGAAAACCGGACCGGGAAAATTTGAGGAGGTAATAGAAGAGGGGCTCGCGCTTGCACGAAAGCACAGGTTTAATGTCTATCCTCAGTTAGCCGTACACGTAACGCATGTTCCAACTTTAGAGGTTCGGAAGAAGTCGGAACAATCTCCGGCTCCGGCTCCGGCTTCACCTCCGGTAAAGAACCGGAAACAGAAACTTATGCAATGGAGACTTTTTTGAAAGGAGAAGTTGTGCAGAACTATAGTCAACTCGAACTTTTCGAAAAGACCGGGAATGAAAAATTGGACGGGGCGTTTCCGGCGATTCACGCCGATGTCTACGAGACGCTTCAGAAGACCCCTTATCTTACGGAGCCGGGCGTCGTCCTGATTGCGCAGCCACGGGTTAACCTGTCCGAGGTTTACTCCGGCTTTCTTGATAACTATGATCCGGGGCTTCAATTTGACGATTACGCGCGGGATCCTACTACCCTGCCCGACGCCGAAACGCTAACGAAGTTTGCCGGACAACTCTGTTACCTGAGTTTCGGTCCAAAAAGATCGCCGAATGCGAGCGCCGCTCAGTACTTCGAGAATATCCTGTCTTCAGGTCATGGTTCGGTTCTGGAGCACGCGCAATTTTCTTTCCTGTTTTATGGCATCTCTCGGTCTTTGACCCATGAATTGGTGCGGCATCGCGCTGGATTCAGCTTTTCTCAGGTGTCGCAACGTTACGTCGATGGGACCAAACTCCGGTTTGTTTGCCGTCCCGAATTCTCAGATGACCCCGTTCTATTTGAGGAGTTTAAGGAGCGGATTGATTTTCTTGTTTCAGACTATGAACGGATTGCGGAAATACTAAAGAAGAAACAGGAAAAGCTGATTGATAATTTCGGAGACGCTTTCGGCTCGAAAGCGGATCTCCGTAAGATGGTCAATCAGGTTGCCCGCGCCATACTGCCGAATGAGGCTGAAGCTCCAATCGTAGTTTCAGCAAATCTTCGAGCGTGGCGACACTTCCTGAATATGCGCGGGTCTCTTCACGCTGAAACGGAAATTCGCGGTCTTGCGCTTCGGGTTGCGAAAATTTTTCAGGTTGTTTGTCCGCTGCTTTTCGCCGACGTCCAACTGGCACTATCCGATTTGCGCGGGAGGTATGTAGACGTGCGCTATCCGAAGGTTTAGCATCCTGTAATTATCGGATTGAGGTAGGGGTGATTCTCCTCCGGGAGGATCACCCCTATTTCATTGATTCCGGTATAATTAAAGGCAGATCGGGATATCGGGCGGGGGCTCCGCTAGTCAGTAAAACGACTATGTCGGCATCTAACGTAATTGATCCAAAACTTACTAGGTACTGGACAGAGCAGGCAAAGAAAATACCGTCTCTCCGTACCCTTACGATGCCGCGCGCAAATCGTTATTGGAAGCACAAACCGCACCCAAAACAAGCAGCTTTTCTCCTAATCGATAAATTAGAGGGTATGTATGGGGGAGCCGCTGGTGGGGGGAAAAGCGACGCGCTTCTCATGGCTGCGCTTCAATATGCTGATGTTCCAGGTTATGCTGCTTTACTTCTTCGCCGGACTTACGGGCAGTTAACGAAAGCGGATTCGATTCTTGACCGGGCGCATATGTGGCTTCGCGGAACCGATGCGACGTGGGAGGCCGGAAACAACCGCTACGTTTTTCCTTCAGGAGCATCTTTGCAGTTTGGTTATCTACAGTACTTCAAGGATGTTTACCAATACGACGGACCGGCATTTCAGCTTATTGGTTTTGATGAACTTACACATTTTCAGGAAGAACAATATCGTTTTCTTTTCGGGCGTCTTCGGCGTTTGAAAAACACGACAATTCCGCTCCGGATGCGTTCAGCGACCAATCCGGGAGGCGTTGGGCACGTATGGGTGAAGAATCGCTTCATCGTTCCCGGCTCCGCGACGAAAGACCGCTTTTTCGTACCAGCAACACTGGACGATAACCCTTCCTTGGATGCGCGGGCTTATCGTGCGTCTCTCGCTATGCTTGATCCGGTAACCCGGAAACAACGGGAATCGGGGGATTGGGATGCCGTCCGGGAAGGCTCAATTTTCAAGCGCGAATGGTTCGAAGGACGCATTATAGATAAAGCTCCGTCCGCTTCCGGAGGCACAGCTTATTTCAGGGTCCGATACTGGGATCTAGCGGCAACTGCCCCGAAGGCCGGAAGGGATCCGGATTATACTGTTGGAACACTCTTAGCGAGAGATCGCTCCGGAAGATACTATGTGGAAGATGTGCAGCGATTCCGTCTTAATCCGGGCGATGTTGAAGAAAAAATCTATTCCACTGCACGGTTAGATACTCGACAAGTGAGAATACGAATTGAACAAGAGCCGGGCGCATCTGGAAAAAGTTTGATCGCTTCTTACGTGCGCCTTCTCGCAGGGTGGGACGTGCGGGGGATTCCATCGTCCGGAAGTAAACTTGCGCGCTGGATGCCTTTTGCGGCGCAATGCCGGGAGGGAAATGTATATGTGTGCAATGGTCACTGGCAGGCAGATTGGTTTGATGAAATCCTGAATGTTCCGGATTCCGACCATGATGATCAGGCTGACTCAATCGCGGGAGCCTTCAGTTTCTTTGTTGACGAATACTCCGCTATTCGTCCGGGGGTTTCCCGTTTAGGAGGCTCATAATGGCAAAGCAGTTTGCGTCGCGTCTAAGTCTCGTTGTACCGAATGGAAACGGTCCTGTTGATGTTTACCCGCTCATCGTGAAGCTTACCGGACGTGTTTGGGGTGGTCGTAATATAGAAACCGCTTCATTTGAAGACGCGATATCGGAATCTGTTGTTACCGTGCTCCGGGCAAAAAATCGTCATAATGGGGGGCCGGTTAAGCTTTCCACCTTTGCCTATCGCCGGATTATCGGAGGAACAAAGGATTTTATTATCTCGGAGCGCCGCTACTCCTCCCGATTTATTCCGACTGACCCTTCGGTGTTACCTCAAAAGCTGGTTTCATCCGAAGATTTCATAGCACGGCTTTCAAATCGCGCGCTTTTTGAAAAAGTTATGCGGATAGCCGGAGAAAAACTTCTTCCGGAGCAGGTTAAAATTATTCATCTGTTCTACCTTAAGGAGTGTCCGGAACGCCTTATCGCGGAGGAACTGAGAATTCCCGTGAAACGAGTAGGGCTACTACGATTGGAAGCTCTGGATTTTTTACGAAAGTCTTTTCAGCACTCTAAAGGAAGCTTTTTTATTTCAGACCGAAGATAATTAAGAGAGGCAACATGACGTTTCTTGAAAAGCTTTTCTACACCACGACGCCGCCGTTGCGGCGTTCAAACCCGGCTCCGGCAAGCGCAAAGTCGAAGATCGCGTCTGTACTATCTGCGGTTTTTGGTGGCCGTGTAGGTTCCGGAATTTTCAGCGATTTCACATTCCGGGAGGCAACGGAGAAAGGCTTTCGTTCGCAGGTTTGGGTTTATCGATGCATCACGGAACTCGGGCAGGCTGTTGGTTCGATCCCATGGAAAGTCGTCTACGTTGAAGATAGCGGGGTGAAAGTACCGCTTTCCAGACATCCCTTGGAGAAACTCCTGAATAACCCGAACCCGAATCAAGATCGTTCCGAATTTTTTGCGACGTGGATTGCGCATCTATCGCTGGCCGGTAACGCTTATTGGGAGAAAACGTTTGTCGTTGATCGGATCACAGGTACAAGCCGCCCAGTGGTAAAGACGCTTTATCACGTCCGCCCTGATTGGATTGCTCCGATTCCGGATCCGGTTTCATTTATTAAGGGTTATGAATTCCGAACCCGCGATGGAAAAATGGAGAAATTGAAGCCATTCGAAATTACCCATTTTCGTTACGTGGACCCCATGAACCCTTACGTGGGCGTTTCTCCGATGAGTGCTGCCGCGCGGACAATCGAGATTGAGGATGCCGCCGTGCGCTGGAACAAAGCTATTCTTGACAACTACGCTGTGCCGGGCGGGATCCTCAACGTACCGGGGCAGGGTGTTGTAGCAGAGGAACGGAAAGAAATTCAGGAAGAGATTGAGCGGGAGTTTACCGGCGAAAACCGCCACCGTCCTATGATTCTTTGGGGCGGGATGACTTGGGAGCAGCTTTCACTTTCACCGAAGGATATGGAATTTCTGGAGCAGAGGAAGATTAACAAATACGAGATCTGTTCCATCCTTGGCGTACCTCCTCAGATTATTGGCGCTAACGAAGACCCAACATATTCCAACTATTCTGTTGCCCGACTTTCTTTTTGGGAAGATACGATCATACCGCTGCTCGACTGGCTCCAGACGAAAATCAATGGGCACCTGGCGATCTACTGGGGCGAGAATATCCGGGCAGAATACGATATCTCAAATGTGCCCGCTTTCCGGGATAGTTTTGCTCAGCTTGTTACGACCGCAAAAACGCTTTTTGATATGAGCTATCCTATCAATCTAGTGAATAAGCGGCTCGGTCTCGGGTTAGAAGACGTACCTTGGGGTAACGTGGCGTGGATGCCGCTAAATCTTGTTCCGGTTTCGACAAGTGAAGCTCCCCCTACGCCTCCGGAAGAATCGCCTGTTCCAGAAAATGATGATGTCGAAATCGAAGACACACTTAATCCCGACGATGAAGATGTTGAAAGTGACGAAGGTTCGGAGGAACCTACCGTCTCAGAAGAAGCCGGAAAAAAGCAGAAACCTCGACCGTACTCAATCCTGTAAAGTTCAAATAATGGAGGCTTCATGAAATTGAGGCAGCTTGCTTTACTGTGCTCATTTGCGCCGATGCTTGCCCAAAGTCCCGTATCTACTACGAGCATGCCAACTGGACAGCTTCGAGGGATCCCTTCTTCTTCAGGGCTTATCCAGATCGTGACTCCAACTGGGAGCGTTGTCTTTGCTGAACTCGGAGCCGGAATAGTTCTGGATTTTAAACCGACTGGACGCCCGATTTTACGGACAAACTCAGTTAGACAGCTTCTACCGATAACAGATACTTTTGCGCCGTTGACGATGCCGCAGGACCGGAAATTTGTATTGAGCGCTGTTCCTGTTGCGGGGCATCCCGTTCGAGTCTTTCTGAACGGTTTGCGGGTATCGGAGAGGATAGATTACGCGCGCAACGGGGCTGAGATTATTTTCATCCAACACTACGCTGAAATGGATGCGCCGGTAGTATCTGTTGATTTCTTCATAACGCCAATGCGGTAAATATGTCGTCCCGTTTGCACTCCAGCTTCGTGATTGCGGAGGCTTCTCCTTCTTTACAAAGATGGGCGCGAAATGTTCATCGGGGTATCGAAGCTTACTTTCCTCTTCCCGCTAGTACTACCCTTGCGCGACTTCGTGACATAGCCGGGTGGAAAGCCTACGACGCTTTACGCCGTCAGTTCGAACGTCAGTGGGGCGGAAGACTGGAAAGAATGTTTGCCTCCGCTGGAAAAGCTGTTTCGGAGAAGTATACCGCAACGACTTCTTTGAGCATGACCTTAAATGAAGTTGACCGGACGATTGATCCAGAATTGCGCCGTATCTATCCACTGCTTAAGGATGAAGTCGGAAGAGCCTTTCTCCAGAGGATCCCGCAGGCTATTAGAAGAAAAAGCGCGAAAGCAGATCCCTGGGATGAGGTAGGGCCTAATGATATACCCGAAATGCGGGACTATCTAGCGCGGACAACTGCGGAGAAAATCAAGGCCGTTACCGACAATACAAAAAACTTCGTCCGGAGAGTGGTAGAAAAAGGTGTCCGGGATGGGAAATCTATTTTTGATATTGCGAAAGAGATCAGAACCGGAACTGGATTTTCAGATTTTCGCGCCTTTATGATCGCGCGAACGGAGGTTATCCAGGTATCGAACGCTGCGACTCACTTCGGTGTTGGCCGTTATATGCCCGTTAAGGGCATGACTAAAAAATGGTTAGCAACTGGTGATCGGAGGACGCGCCCGACACATCGGCGAGCGGACGGACAGGAGCGTGATTATCTCGCGCCGTTTAACGTTGGCACATCTCTCCTGATGTTTCCCGGTGATGGCTCTCTAGGGGCATCGCCGAAAGAAATCATTCAATGCCGTTGTACAAATCTCTACTATCCACCTAAACTCGATGAGTTTATCCGGAACGTTGAGGAACGGGAGGTTCCCCCATTACCGCCACCAGTAGCTCCAAAGCCTCCACGTAAACCACGTGCGCCGCGAAAACCAAAGCCGGTAGCCCGTCAGCCTCAAGCCGCCCCTCCGCGTCCGCCGCTTGATCCGTCGAAAGCAACTGCCCGCGAGATTATGGACGAGTTTTTTGCGGATGAAGAACTCCTAAAGACGCTAACTGTTGTAGAGGATATAGGCCGGGAAATCAATTTGTTGGAATCCCGTTGGGCTCTTGAACTTTCCAGAGCCGAAACGTGGGAGGCAAGACAACAGCTTAAACATTTTCGGGATAAAGTTAAAGTTCTTAGAGATAGACAGTTAGATGTTGGCTTGGAAGCTACCCGCGAATTTAGAAGAAAATATCTATATCAGGATTCTAGGATGTCATGGACGGTACGGCTTTCCGGTAACATTACTCGTGATCGGGAGATGGTAGAAAAAGTAAGAGAGAATTTACTAGAAATACGAAAAATTGTCGGCAATCTTCCTAATAGAGATATAAGGACAACAATCAAATCCGGCGTAGACCGGGCCTATGCTTCTGGAGGAGGTTTACGATCTAATATAGTTATCATGGCCAAAGAACGCGGGGATGTTCTTTTTCATGAATTCGGCCATATTGTTGAGAATACTGTGCCTGAAGTCTTTGATGCTGTCACGGCTCTATATAAACGGAGAACTGCCGCTGATGTCGCCGAACGTTTACGGGATTATTTTCCAATGTATGAGTATAGTCCGGACGAAATAACTCTTCGAGACCGATGGGTTCACCCGTATATTGGGAAAAAATATGCGTTCGGCGCAACAGAATTAGTGTCATCTGTTTTTGAGTTTTTATTCCGGGATCCGGCTAGACTTATGCGGGATGATCCCGAATTATTTGAAACTGTCTGGGAAGCGTTACGGAAAGCGCGCGGGGTAGCCGTACCATGATTCAGCTTCGTTTTAATGGAGTTCATGTAACGATCTCCGGCTTAGAGGTTACTACTTCTGACCCAAGTTATAAAGCTTTTGTAGCATCAATTGTTGATAGGGCTTTTAACGGTTTCTTGCGGGAGTATTGCCCCTTTCCGGAAGGTCTTGCCGTTGAACGTCTTCAGCAACTTGGTACTGTTGAGATTCTTGTTTGGGAGCCGCCGATAGAGGATTTACCAGAGGGGGCAGTCTGGTAGACCGATAATATCAATGAGAGATAAAATTCATGATTTACCGTGAGATCTGTCCTGACAATACGAAACTCCAGGTACTCGAATCTGAGGAAGATTCCGGAATTCTTGAAGGCTACGCCTCTGTTTTCGGCAACGTTGATCTTAGCGGAGATGTCGTTGAAAAAGGGGCGTTCAAGAAAACGCTTGAGACAATCCGCAAAGGTTACGTTAAGCTCTTTGACTCACACCTTATCTTTGAGGGAACCGAGGCAATCATCGGGGTTGTAACCGAGGCTGAAGAGGACGACCACGGCTTGAAGTTTAAGGCGAAGTTCTCTTCGACGCAAAGAGCGCAAAATATCAGGACGAAAATTAAGGAAGGTATCCTCAACGCTCTCTCGTTCGGCTTCGATGTTTTGAAGGCCGCGCCTGACCCCAAGAATGAGAAAATCCGCCATCTGACAGAACTCAAACTTTATGAGGTCTCCGTAGTCGCGTGGGGGATGAATCCCAAAGCGATGATCGAAGCGGTTAAAACCGCGAAGATTGATCAGAACAATGGAGAGCCGCTTTCCCCGGCTCAAGCTTCCCCGGAAGAAATTGCTGCTTTTTTGCGTTCGCTTAAGAGTGATGTGGCGACTTTAAGTCTTCGGCAAATGATTAGAGATATGAGACAATTGTCAGAAGAAATGTCGCAGACAAACTCAAACCGATAATATATGTAGAACAACTCTTGCACTCCGAAACACTCCTAAACAGAGCCGCGACGGAGCCGCTGAGAAGCCGGGCCGGGCGTTAAAGACGCTATGCGGACACCACTTCGATAACTTGAGGGTTGCCAACAATCTATTTTGAGAGGAAATTCAATATGACGCCTCAAGAGATCCAGGAACTTCAGGGCGCGTTTGCAGCTTTTAAGGCTGCGCATGAAACGTCGCTTGCTGAGGTTAAACGCTATGGGCAGGCTCTCAGTGATACGACCGCCAAAGTCGATCAACTGAACACGAAACTTGATGATATCGAGGTTAAGATTAACGCAAAGGCAGCGAAAGAGCAGATTGACGCTGCGATGCGGAAGATCAATGAAGACCTTGAGCAGTTTGAGGCGAAGCTTAATCGCCGGACTGCGAATGCTGGTGATGGGGCTGATGATGGAGTGAAAGCTTCGAAGTTGGCACTTCGCGCTGCCTTCTTCAAGGCTCTCCGCTCCGGCTACACGCCGGAGGCTATCAAGTCGACTTCGATCTTGACACCTGAGCAGCAAAAGGTTCTCTTTACTGGAGATGACACTCAGGGAGGTTATCTTGCGCCGCTTGAGTATGTTCAGGACATGATTTCGGACGCTGTTGAATTTTCTCCGATTCGTGCTATCGCTGGTGTTCGTGCAACGTCCCGGCTTGGTGTCCAGATGCCGAAGCGGACCGGGACCGCCTCCGCCGCGTGGGTGGAGGAACTCGGAGTACGGGGCGAAACTGTAAATCCGAGTTTTGGGATGATCGAAATTCGCTCGCATGAACTGTACGCTATGACGAAAGTCTCGCGTGCGGAACTCGATGATGCTGTTTTCGGGCTTGAGGGGTTCCTCCGCGCGGAGTTTGCGGAACAGTTCGGCGTGTTGGAGGGAAGCGCTTTCGTTCTTGGGAACGGTGTCGGGAAGCCTGAAGGATTCCTTGCTAACTCTTCAGTCGGTGAAGTTAATTCCGGCCACGCTTCCCTTATTACGGGCGATGGGTTGATCGGGCTGTATTACGAAGTGAAGGAGCAGTACGTTAACAACTCAACGTTTGTGCTCTCCCGCTCGACGTTGAAGACCATCCGCCTATTGAAGGACGGGCAGGGTAATTATCTGTGGGCTGCCGGAATCAAAACGGACGGACGCCCCGCGACCATCCTTGATCGTCCCTACGTGACGGCAATCGACATGCCGCCTATCGCGCCGGGGAACTATCCGGTTGTGTTTGGTGATTTCCGCCGGGCTTACCTCATCCTTGACCGGATTGCCATGGAGATTATGGTGGATCCGTACAAGAGCAAGGAAACCGGGATGATCGAATTTTCCGCCCGGAAGCGCGTGGGTGGGCAGGTTGTTCTTCCCGAAGCGCTGAAGAAACTTAAGATCGCCGCCTAAGCGGAGAAGCAGGAAGAAAGGAACGCATATGTACGCCAAAGATCTTGTTAACGCTCTCGGACTGCAACTCGCGCGGGCGCGGGCGCAACTCACCGTTGATGATAATTCGCCTAATGTCATCGATACTCAGGGTTACTTCGGTCCCGTGATGTTCGCGGTTTACCTCGAAGCCGTGACAACCGCTAACGCCTCTAATTTTTTCACTGTTCGGGTGGAGGAAAGCGACGTAGCGAATTTTTCTTCGGGAGTCACCGAAGTTACGGCAAATGTGTACCGGATTATCGGGAATCAGCTTGTTGTGAATGCGACGACGCTGGCCGGAGCCGTCTGCAAATTCGGTGTGACAATCGGAACGAGACGGTATATGCGCCTCGTCTTCGACGAAACCGGGCTCGCCGACATCACGGTTTCCGCAATCGCTGTTCTTGGCGGGGCGCGAAACCTCCCGGTTGCCTAACCATTCGGCGGGGCTGCCTCGATACAATAATGCCTGCCGGGGTGGCTCCGCCGCCTCCCGGCAGGCATTATTATTAGGGAGTAACCATGGCTAATCCAGCGACGTTAAGACATCAAGGCGTTAAGCTTACCCGCATTGTAGCTCCAGCAACGGAGCCGGTAACGCTCGATGAGCTAAAGCAGGCTATCAAGCTTCCTTCAGGTAATGCCGAAGACGCCGATTTGCAGACCTTGCTTGAGGCTGCCCGCGAATGGGTGGAAGCCTACACCTCCCGTTGTCTTATTTCTCAAACATGGAAACAAACGCAAGATCAGGTTGCCGGACGGTGGTATAAACTTTATAGGCAGCCTGTAATCTCTGTTGTTTCCATTAGCTACATTTCAGGGTGGGAGATCGATACTCCAGTTATTTTTCCGGCTTCTTCCTACGTTGCTATCGGTAATCGTGTAGCCTGCCGTTCCGGGTGGCAGGCTCACCGTGGTTTCGCATCCTGGGAAACGGTCTTTAGGGGAGGATACTATCCTCTTCCTGAATCTCCCCAAGAAAGCGACTTTATTGCCGCCCGTGCCGCCATCCCTGAGAACATCCGCCGCGCCCTGTTTCAGCTATGCGGACACTTTTATGAAAATCGTGAGGGACAGGGGCCGGTTTCGAAATATGAGGTTTCCCAGAAACTTTCCGGGAATCTTCCACCTAATGTAATTACTCTGCTGGAGCCCTACATTGACCGGAGTTTTTCCTAATGATCGAAGCCGGAAAATTACGCTATCAGCTTGAATTGCAACGAAAGACATTTCAGGCTGACGAGGGCGGGGGAGGAGAGGGCGTCTTTCAAACGTATAGTAGCGTTTGGGGTGATATTCGGCAAAGTTCTTCCAGAGAAATTGAGGTCGCCGCACAACGGCAGATCGAACAGTCTCATACAATTGAGATCCGCTACTCTACTGTGATTCTTCCGCAAGATCGTGTTAAATACGATGACCGTATTTTTGCCATTGTGGGTATGCAGGATGTTGAGGAGAGGAAACGTAGAATGATTCTCCAGTGCCGGGAGATCAAGTCTCAAACGGAGGAACGAGGGTGAATTTCCGCGTTCATGCTCAGCTAATCGGCAAAGATGAGGTTAGCGCAAAACTCGCTAAGTTGGACGACGTAACCGCACGCCGGATCCGGGCAACGATTTCTTACTACTCTACGCAAATTATGAATGAGGCCAAACGGTTAGCTCCCGTTAATTATGGCCGTCTTCGCGCTTCGATTCAGCCATCATATTACAACAACGGGATGACCGCTGATATCTCAACAAATACAGGCTATGCAGCGTTCGTTGAATTCGGGACCGGCCCGCGTGGAAAGCAGCGAAATCTTTTTGGTGGTCCGCTACCTCCGGGATATCAGCATGGGTCCGGAGGAAAGATGGCTCCAATTGAAGTTATCCTTGATTGGATGCGCCGTAAAGGCATTAAGCCGAGAGTAACGCGCGGACAGAATCCGAATCAGGCTATGCGCAGCCTTGCTTTCCTTATCGCTCGCGCTATTGGACGGCGCGGTTTGCACGCCCGTCCTTTTATGTTTCCAGCTTTCGAGATGTTTCGTCCGAAGTATGAAGATAAGGTTAAGCGTCTCGTAGAGGAAGCGGCAAAAAATTTATGAGCTACCCAATTCGTGCCGGGTCCGCTATGTGGGAGGTTCAGACGGGCGTTTACTCCGTCCTGTCTCGGGATCCGGAATTGCAGCAACGATCTAAAGGAATTTTTGATGGAACTATTCCTCCGGAAGTTCCCATAGCTTTTCCCTATATCCTAATCGGAGAGGCTACGGAAGCGGGAGCCGACCGTTTAACAACGGTTGCCCGCTCCGTGACTCAAACGATTCACGTCTATTCAAATTATCAGGGCATGAAGGAGGGAAAGTTTATCGTTGAACGAATCGCTGAACTTTTAGACCGCCGTTCTATTTTGATGACCGGGTGGAATTCCGTATCTATCCGTATCGAGTTAAATGAGGCGTTTACCGAGGCCGATGATGTCCGGCATCTCGTACTTAGATTTCGTTTTGAGGTTCAACCAAAAATATGATGCCGAACTACGATTCTCCGGGAATGCTCGGCCACTACCCGAAAAGCGATCTTGACCGGGAGCGCGGTTATACACTGGGTGAATGGAAAGGCTTAGCAGTCTATCGTTGTATTTTCTGCCCGCAGGATCTTTTTCGTGAAGATGATATAGTACTCCATGTTTTTACGCGGCATACTTCTCCGAAATCTGAGGCTGTTTCCCGACCGGCTCAAGCTCTTTTATTCGATGAAGCCGGTAGGAAGATAGAAGAAATTCCTATTGCTTCCGGAAAGCTACAGGAGGAAGAAGCCGGAATTCCAGATGATGCTTTATTCGAAGCATTAATTCCCGATTTTATAGCGGAAGGTTTACCCGAAGATGTCAAGAACGATTGTTGAAAAAACTTTAGCGCCGGGTTCTTACTCACATCATGGAACCACGCTGGTTTTTTATCCGGGAGATCCGATAAATGGTAATAAGGTTAAAATTATCGGTGGAGAATATATTGCCGTCAGGAATACGTCAGCTTCACTTACCCACACAGTAACAATTCAGTCTTCTCCTGATCTTTTTAATCGCGAGCGGGATATCATCGAAAGTATTTTACCCGGCGAACAAAAACTTTACGGTCCATTCATGCTAAGCGGGTGGAAGCAAGCGGACGGCTACCTTTATCTTGATCCGAGTCATACAGATATCTTCATTGCCATAGTCTCTCCGCCATTTTAGCAGTGTAGTGGAAACCGGAACCGATAATATAGTGTAGAGGCAAAACTCGGCATGGCGCGATCACCTATCACGAAAACAACCGCACCCGGAAGTTATCCTGCCGATGGTGTAACGATGGTATGGACCGACGCCGACGCGGTTAATAAAAACGCTTTTACAATGGGAGGGAATGATCTTCTCTTCGTGCGCAACGCGCACGCTACGCTTGCTAGAACCGTGACAATTAACTCCTCTCCCGATGCGCAGGGCCGGGTCCGGGATATCACAGCGCAATCTCTCGCTGTTGGTGCTGTTCATGTTTTCGGTCCATTTAAGGAACTGCTTGGGTGGCAGCAAACAGGTGGAAAACTTCACCTTGAAGGTGAAGACAACAACGTTAAGTTTGCTGTTGTAGCTCTCCCGTTGAACGAATAACTTCTCAGGAGGAAATTTTCATATGCCGCGCACTAATGTAACAAAAACTAACGCTCCGGGAAGTTTTCCTTCAGCAGGTGTCGCTGTTATTTTTTCCGCCGCTGATGTTGCGAGTAAGAATGAGTTCGTTCTTACCGGAGCGGAGATCATCGTCGCGCGAAATACCGGAGCCGGGGCTGCAACGGTGACGATAAACTCGGTTGCGAATGCGCGAGGGCGGACGAAAGATATTGTGGCCGACTCTATTGCTGCCGGGGCATTTCATGTTTACGGGCCGTTTAGAAGTCTCGACGGGTGGCGACAGTCGGGAGGAAAACTTCACTTTGAAGCTTCTTCCGCCGATATTGGATTTGCTGTAATTAACCTCCCGCGTCCGTAACGGATAGGGAATAGGAACGATTTTCAGAAAGGGAGATCTGTAAAAATGTCTAGCGCTGCTGTTTCCGCATTCGGGACGCTTCTTAAGCTTGGAGATGGGGCTTCGCCAGTAGAGAATTTCACTACTGTTGCTGAATTACGCACTATTTCAGGGCCTTCAATTTCCGCCGACGCTATCGACGTCACGACGCACAACACGCCGACGCCGTGGAGGCGTTTCATTGCCGGGCTGCTTGACGGTGGTGAGGTAACCTTCGAGCTAAACTTCATCCCGACGGAGCCGACTCATTCGCACTCTGCCGGAATTTTGAAGGACATCACTACTCGGGCACGGCGCAACATTCAGATTGTTTTTCCGGATACGGGTGCGACAACTTGGACTATCCCGGTTATTTTTACCGGCTTCGAGATGTCATCGGATCCGGCGGAGGTTCTCATGGCGTCCGTTACGGCAAAGGTTTCCGGCCCGCCGACGCTTGCCTAGAATCGTCTGAGGCATCTTTTTCAGTAGAGAAGAGGGTCTGGTCTCCGCTTTTCTACTGTGGGGCGTCTACGGGCAGCGTAGCGTACAAGACAGGGTATCTGAAGGGGGACCGGAGATGATACAGGAGAGGATCTCCAGCGATGGCTTCGCAGCGCTATATCACACCTTCTGTCGAGATCGAACTCGACAAAATCCGAATGCTCCGGGTAAATTTCAATGCCTTGATCGAACTCGAAGAACGAACCGGGCGTTCGGTGATGAACGCCGAAGCGTGGTCCGGGATGAAAACGGCAGATGTCCGGCTCATGCTATGGCTGTCTTTGCGGGAAGACGACCCTACGCTAACCGAGAAACAGGTAGGCCGTTTACTCCATCTCGGAAACTTGCCTTACGTCATGGGGCAGGTCTCAAAAGCATGGACGAATGCGATTTCCGGCCCGGAGGACGGATCTGTCCGCCCTTTAGCAGTACCGGCAGGGATGAGCAACGAGACGTTTCTCGCGCTGGCCGGTTAGACTACCTACGCCTTTGGCAGATTGCCCGGATCCAGCTTCAGCTTTCCGACGACTCTTTCTTCCGGCTTACTCCGTTTGAATTTTTCCGGCTATACGATGCCTATATCGAGAGTCTGGAAATTGAAGACGCGCGGTTTGCCCTAATCGCTACAATCTTCGCAAATGCTCACCGTGGGAAACGGAAAGCATTTAAGATTTCCGACTTTATGCCTAAGCGCCGGGAGGCAAAAGGAGAGAAACCACGCCAAACATGGCAACAGCAGTTAGAAATCGCTAAAGCTCTGACGGTTGCTTACGGTGGCAAATTGCCGCCAGCTATGAAGCCTCTGGAGAAAGAAGAGATCGTTCGAATTTTGGGCGAGGGCTCCTAATATGGCCGGGGGGACCAAAATTGGCGATTTGTTTGTCCGTCTTGGGATGGACATAACAGATTTTTCCAAAGGTATTCAGGATACCCAAAGAAAATTACGTGAGCAGGGCGAGGCGATGCAATCAATGGGTGAGGGCATGACGAAAGCAATCACGCTCCCACTTGCCGGGGTTGCTACCGCTGCTACGCTGGTTTTCGCTGGCTTCGAAAAGGAAATGAACCGGGTTTCCGCTCTTGGCGATATTTTCGGGGAGGAATTAAGAAAGCTCTCCGATCAGGCCATGGAACTCGGGGCAAAGACCCAGTATTCAGCGAAACAAGCTGCCGAGGCAATGGGAAATCTTGCCGCTGCCGGGTTTAAGACGAACGAAATTTACATGGCGATGCCGGGTCTTTTGGCTCTCGCTGCCACTGAGCAAATGGCTTTAGCGGATGCGGCGCAAATCACTTCGGATATTCTTAAAGGTTATGGGTTCCAAGCAGAGGATACCCAAAAGATTGCGGATATTCTCGCAAAAACCTCGGCTACGGGCGCAACATCGGTCAAAGAACTCGGGTGGGCTTTTTCATATGTTGGTCCTGTAGCTAAAGCTGTTGGGGTGGATTTTCTCGACGCTGCCGCTGCGCTTGGTGTTCTTGCCGACGCCGGTATCCGTGGGGAGAGAGGCGGAACAGCACTCCGGAATATCATCAACGATCTTTCCTCCGCGACACCGAAAGCGGCGGATACAATGAAAGCCCTTGGTATCAATGTTCTGGATACAACGGGCAGAATTAAACCACTGAGAGAACTTATTGCCGAACTACAGCCTTTAACAACTAATGCTGCCGCTGCCTACGCGATCTTCGGCCAACGGTGGTCTGAGGTAATTCCACTTATTGATAAGGGTGGAGCCGCGTTTATTAGGACTCGCGCCGAAATTGAAAATTTCACGGGTGCTGCTGACAGGATGGCATCTATTATCCGGCGAGGCGTTGCAGGCCAGTGGGAAGAGCTAATGTCATCTCTGGAGACAGTCGGAATCCAGGTAGGTAAAATTTTAGCTCCGGCGATTCAGACATTGCTTGGTATGGCAATCAAGATGGTTAATAGTCTTGGTAAGCTCGCCGAAGCTTTCGCCGGGATGCCGCAATCAATTCAGGTTTTCATTATCGCTTTAGGGGGGCTTGCTCTCGTTGCAGGTCCGGCGATGGTTGCGCTTGGGATGGTAGTTAGCTCGATAGGCGAACTTAAAGTTCTTGGACCGATTTTGGCAAGTATCGGCAGTTCGTTTTTAACGCTTGGTACAAATCTTAATACGGGAAAAGGAATCTTTGCTGGCTTCGCTACATTCCTCCAGGGGCTCCACCTAAAAGAGATGCTTGGTGGCGTTGTAGGAGGAATTCAGGGATTCGGTAACGCGATAATCGCTGGATTCCGGGGCATTCCGGGAGCACTGTCAAGTTCAAGACAGGCAATTGCTGAGTTCGGGGCTGCCGCCGCGACATTTGCCTTGGACAACGCAAGGCGATTTTCCGAAGGCTTCAAGAGCATGACGGTTGCTATCGCCGGTTTCGCCGCGTCTCTGACCCAAGGGCAAGGCATACGGGGAGCCCTGTCTACTATCGGAGCCTCGATTACCGGCTTTATCGCGTCACTTGCCTCCGCTGGAGGAATCTCTGCTGCGCTCGGCTCTGCTAAAGCTGCTTTAATTGCCTTCGGGGCTGCCGCCGCGCCCGTCACTGTTGGCATGGGTGCGATTGTGGCTGCTGGTACAGCACTCGCCGCAATCGCCTACACCATCTACAAACATTGGGATGATATCAAGGCAGTCCTACTCGGAATCTGGACAGATCTTGGGAATGCTTTCTCTTCTTTTGGACGTTGGATTATGGAATGGATTGAGAAAGCTTTTGGAACGCGGGTTGCCGGTTATATTTCCTCAGTCTGGACAGGTGTTAGAACTTTCTTTATCAGTATCTGGAATGGGATTGTTGCGATTTTTCAGAATGGTTTGAAGTGGATAGTTGAGGGCGCACTAACCGCCGCACGTGCAATCGGAGCCGGGGAGACCGCGAAAGCTTTAGAGAATTGGCTCAATAAGCTAAATGGGCTTTCTACCGCTGCGAAGAATTCTGCCGGGGCAATGAAGTCTATGGGGGACGAATCTCAAAAAGCAATGGAGAGAGGAGGTGCCGCTGCCGGTAGCTTAACGAAGAAAGTCGGCGAGACCGCATTTTCCTTGAAGGAATACCGCGATGCGCAAAAGCAGGCTGCCGTAGCAACTCGAGACCATGCTAAAGAGATGGCGTCCATCGATAAAGTATTTGATCGGGTTCAGGACCGGGTGAAGGATCTCCCGAAAACATTCGAGCAATTCCGGCGAGCAATGAGTGAGGGCTTCAACGTTGACCGGACTATACGCTCATTGACGGAGGAAATTTCGGATCTTGAAGTCGCAGCAAACCGGGCTGCTAACAAAGGACATAAAAATTTAGCAAACGCTATTCAGGAACAGGTAAAGGTTCTTACCGAAGCCCGAGAGCGGATGCGGCTTTATAAGAGGGAATTTGACTTTGATCAGCAGATTAGAGAACTCGATGAGATCAATAAGCGCATCGCTGAATTAAATAGCGATGTTCGCAAACTTCCTCCTCCTCCCGATTTTATTGGAGAGTGGAAGCAACAGGAACAGGCAATCGACGACTTAGTTGCCGCTTATCGTGCCGCTGGTATTGCCTTCGATGAAACGCTTATCCGCTCCGGAGGGCAGTTTGCTGAACTGTCGGTAGAAGCGGATAGAGCACGGAGGGCCTTCGAAACGATTCGGGATTCCGGTACTGCATCCGCTAAACAAATCGAAGACGCCTATCTTAATTTCCTCCGGAGAAAAGCAAGCGCAGAAAACAAGAATATCGAAGATTTTAAGGCATTAAATACTGGTTTGTTTGGTTTTATTGTTTCTTCTTCGCTGAGATCCGGGGCTGCGATGCAGCTTGCCTTTACTGAATCTGTCAACGGTTTCCGGCAAACTCTTAATGTCGGTTTTAAGGATATTTTTGGTAACCTGATTGACCGGGACTTCAAAGGTTTTGCAACATCTTTCCAGAACCTGGGGCGGTCAATGCTGTCATCCTTCAGTGATATTTTCACTAAACCTTTTAGTAAGCAACTCGAGGGTATTTTTGATAATCTGACAAAAAGTGTTTCTGACTGGCTTACGAGAAATCTTTTTGGTTCTGTTATGGACGGTTTCAACGGAATACTCCGGAAAATTCCTGTGATTCGTAATGCTTTTGCAGGAACATTCGGTGTTGGGAATCTTGCGCAAATCGGGCCGGTTATCACAAACCTTGCTAAATCCGGGGAAATTGCCGCAGCGACCGCTATGAAGACTGCGGAAATTGCTAAAAACGCTGCTGATACCGCAACGAACGCCGCAAGAGCCGCGACTTCCGCCGCACAAAGCGCCGCACAGGCCGGAGGAGCCGCTGCAAAAGCCGGGACAGCGGTAGCTACGGGCTTTTCAAAGGCTCTCAACATAGTCAATGCCGTTTCCGCTGCTGTTACCGCCGTAGCAAGCGTATTGCAGTACTTCCAGGGCCGACGCATGGAACAGGATATCGCGCGTATCGAGGTTACAACCCGCGCAATGCAGAGTCAGCTTCTTTCGTTCCAGGAATTGTTTAACAAGTTCCTGCCAGGAATTCAAGGTCTCAACGATTGGGCGTGGGATTATCTTAGATACTTCGGGCAGCTTATGGCGACGGTTGAGGAATGCCGCGACCGTCTCACAGATATCCTCCGTGTTTTTTCTGAAGGTATAATTGCTAAAGAAGAAAAGACAGTGACTGGCCGAGAATCTCCGGAAGAAAAACAGGAAAAAGCTCTCAAAGATCTTACTGGTACGACTAAAGAGGTAACAGGCGCATTCAAGGAAAGCGAACGCCGCTTGAAGGCTTTCTCCGGCGAGGTCAACTCCGCTTCGGATAACCTAACGATTATGAGCAGGCAATATGAAGCGCTTCCGGAGATTGTTGAGCCGCCGCTTCACGCGATCGCTGAAGTTTCCGGGAATGCTGCTTCTTCTCTCTCGGAGTTCGGCTACAGAATTGATGCTGCAACGGACCGGATCTATCCTTCAATCATGCTTCTCGGGGACGCCGCATCCCGCGCCGGGAACGTTATTCAGAGAGCTGCCGCTTCCATTGGACAATCCGCTTCGTTCGCAATGACGAAAATGGTCGATGCCGCCTCCGATCTCGGAAACAAAGTTTCTCAGACGACCGGATCTTTTTTCGCTTCGCCCGCTGGAATCGGTCCCGCTCAACCTGCGGGTGTCTATTGGGGAGCGCCTTATACTGGAGTCACTTCGACGCCGATTCTCTCCCTTAACGTTAACGTCAATAACGCCGACGCTCAGCAGGTCGCTAATCAGATGGTTTCGACTTGGAGATCGAGGGGCGTTGATATCTAAAACTTTGACAGGAGAAATGAACAATGGCAACTTTCATGTACGACAAAGGCCGAGAAGGTTTCGCAATCGCCGCGATCAATTGGCCCGCAGACGATATCCGGTTGATCTTCGCCGATAGTGCCGACTATTTAGTCGATCAGGCAACGCACGATTTTCTTAACGACATTCCTGCCATTGCGCGGGTTGCCGTAAGTTCCGCTTCGTTGGGAAACAAGACAGCAGTGAATGGCGTATGCGATGCGGACGATCATACGATTCCGGCAGTCTCCGGCGATCAGTTCGAAGCGATTGTCATTTACAGGCATACCGGGACTGAGACAACCTCCCGGCTCATTGCATATATCGACAATTATACGGGACTTCCCTGTATTCCGAACGGCGGGAACATTACCGTAAGTTGGCCGAACGATTCGAACAGGATCTTCAAACTTTAATCTAATTCCTATGGAGGAATTTCAGTTATGGCTCTGCTTATCGCCGAAAGTTACGACGAACATACAACAAGTCGCGCTGCGCATATTGTTGGGAAAAGATATTTCGATGGGGCTTTCTGCGAAGATTGCTCATATTCTACAACAGCAACGGCTACAAGATATGCCTCCGGAAAAAGAACGAATATCTCGAACTTTGAATTTTTACGCTGGAACCTCGGGGGACAGAAAAATGAGGTTTACTTCGCGACCGCTATTATGCGAAGCGGAACGGGCACGGATAATCAGTGTCTCATTTTTCAGGATGGCAACCTTGGCGTCGTTCAGATCGATATGCGAGTTAGCGGGACAGGGAGCCTCTGGTTTACGCGAAACGGGACTCAGATCGGGTCAACGGTTTTAGATCTGTTAATCCTCAATACATGGTATTGGCTTTCAATCTATATCAAGATCGGCTCCACCGATGGTCGCGTTCAGGCATATCTGGATGGAAACCTTATTTTCGACTTTACCGGGAATACGCAGAGTACGGTTAATGCTTGGGTGAATAAAGTTTTCTGGCAACAGGGTACTACCGCTCCGGTTCAATGGGACGACACTATCATCATGGACCCGGTAGGTTCCGCGCCGTTCAATGGTCATCTTCTCGCAGAGCGCCGCATTGTTACCGTTCATCCGACGGCGGACGGGTACGTTTCTGCATGGACGGCAACAGGAGCCGCGACTGATTGGGGGTCTGTTAGCGAGACGGCTTACAATGATGATACAAATTACATAGCGTCTAACACTGCTTTACAAAAATCAAGTTTTGTTCTTGGGGATCTTCCGGCTTCGGTTGTTACGCCGGAAGCTGTTTTCCCGGTTATACGCGCCCGCCGTGACGATACTCTCGGGCGTAATGTCAGAATGTTTGTTAGAACAGGTGGGATTGACTATTCCGACGACGTCGATAGTCCGCTTCAGACTGCACCATATAACTATATTTGCGGGAAACTTCACCTCGTTAATCCAAACACCTCCGCCGCATGGACCGCCGCTCAGATAAATGGATTGGAAGCGGGCGTCGAATTTCGAAGTTGAAAATCGCCGCCGTTCCGGCTTCCATGCCTTGAAGAATAAACGATGTCTAACGCCCGAGTCACTCAGCAAACTGTTCAGACTATCGCTCAAGGCGTTTCTA